CGAGATTCATGAGCGTCTCGTGGGCTCGGAGATGTGTATAAGAGACAGTATTTAAGAAATCGTTATCAATAATTGAATTTATTGCTCTTTCATGCTCTTCATCAGACTCTTTTTCACTCATGTCTTCATAAACATTCTCGATTCGTCCGAGTAATGCACATGTATTGTATCCTTTTGCAATGTCGAACAGAAACCATTGAGTGAACTGTTCAAATGGATCAAAAGGATTATCGAATGTTGTTAATCTACAATCATTTGTCATTCTAATTCACTCCTTTCTTTACGACTTAAGATACTTTGAAACAGTTGATGTAGAAACACCAAGCTTGTCAGCTATCTCAGCAATTGTATAAGAAGCTGACATTGCTTTGATTCTATTAATCTTTGCTTGATTGATAGCTACTGATTGTTTAGGCATTGCTCTTTGTCTAAGTGAGTCTGGGTCGCACTGGTTAAGTATGCGCTTAAGCTTAGACTCACTGATAGCACCTGCCTGAATAGCTTCCCATTCTTTATCGCTAATGACTATATTTCTATCTTTTCTTGAAATAGATCCAACTTCTTCACGAGCTTTACTTAATGCTCTTTGACTATCTTTCCTTACATCTTTAGCTTTATATGTAACGCCTTCTTCTTCGGCCTTCTTCTTCTTAGCATTGATAGTGGCAGCCGCCATTCTGTTAGCTGTTCTTTCTCTAACTGTATTAAGTTCAGCTTTACGAAGTTTATCGTCAAGACTCTTTACTTCTGTATCATACTTTCTTTTAGCATCAGCGTTATATGCAACCTTACCTGCTTTAGTCATCTCAACCCTAGCTTTATTAGCTAATGATTTCATGCTGTTAGCATAGTCAGCATAAACTAATTCCATTGGATGTCTGTATTCAGAAACTAATGTCATAGCATCATCTGTTTCAGCCATCTTTGTACTCTTCTGCTTACGAGTACGTACCTCAGTGACAGTCTCGCCTGTACGCTTATTGGTCTTGGTTATGGTATAGTCCGCATCGTCTGCCCTCCTATATAGAAGCGCTCCCTCAGGACGGGATGGATCATAGTCTGGTCTACCCTTAATGTTTATGTGCGGCGTTCCCTGTCTCTTATCCACATCATACTCGCCCTTAGCACGAGAGATAAGTGTTGATGCTCCACCATATCTCATGCGACCATTCTTATCTTCATGAGCCTGGTATTCTTTTCTAAGAGCTGCTATGTTATTGTCTATCTCACTCTGCTTGTAGTCTAGCTTGTGCTTCTCAGCATCGATAACGACCATGGAGTGACGAACAGCTCTTGCCATCTTCTCAGGCGGCGCTCCTGCCAATGTCATGTCTGTAATAAGATTGGAGATCTTACCCATCTCAGTATCAGTCTTCTTCATTACTTTGAATTCAGCGCCGTTACGATAGTAATGTTCTTTGCCATCTGAATCAACCTTCATGTCATGATACTGATAGGATTTAGAATCAAATCCAACTAATCCCTCAAGTGTATCTGTGGAAGTAATCTTAACCTTTCCACCTTTATCATGGGTTGGAATACACATAACCGTATCGCCATCAAAGTCTGCCCCAGACAATCGCTCAGCAACCTTACTGTTAATACCTATAGCATCGATAGAAGTCTTACCAATCATCTTGATAGCTTCTGGGTTTTTATTATTAACAGTACAGATTGGTATTTCAAATGTACCACCATGAGGATATCGAATAAGAGCAAGCTTAGTTCCATCCGCATAGTTCGGAGCATATACTTCTTTTTCACTCATAGAAGTGACTGGCAGTATAACGTGATACTTCTGTCTAGGTAAAGCAGCAGCTTTTAGATCAACAGCGGCAGAATCGCAACTCTGAGCAAACTTATTTAAGTAATACTTCTTGATAGTTGGATTAGTAAGAGCCATGATTTCATCAAACTCAGACTGCTTGTCTGCTTTAGCAATGCCAAGCTGTTTCTTAGCCATAGATAAAGACTGTTTTGATAAGAACTGAGAAGGTAATGCATCTTTCCATTCATTCCATTCGCCTTCTTCTCTTGTCTTATTGATTAGACCAAGCTTCTTATTACCATTCTTATCCTCATACCAATACTGTCCACCCTTTTCTTTAACCAAAGCACCAAATGGATTGTCAGGATCATCTTTAATCTTCTTCAAGACATCCATTTTAGCAACATCTTTGGATTTGTTAGTGTTGAATATAACGTCAACACCTGGCGGAAAGTCTTTAGGGTCACCATAAACAGCCATACCTTTCAAATATCGCTTACCGTCAACCATAATTCTGACCTGAGAATATCGTGATTCGCCAAGAGACAAGTCAGCAACACCAGGACGAAGTTCCATAACACCATCCTTGTCGATACCGCCGTCTTCTTTATAACGGATTTTCAGTCGACTTGAGTCCATGCTTTCTGGATAATGGAATTTCTTTTCGAATGTTTTACCATCGTCCCTTGAAATATAATCATTGAGTGTCTGAATTCTATCAAGATCATATATTTCATTATGTTTTGTGCCTGGTTTACATAATACTCGCTGAGTTGTCATCTGCCCTTTGTTGGTCACCTGCGCAAAGCGACCACCATAAACTTCATATCCTCCTTCTGCTTGGAGAATAAAGAGGGCCTGATCTAATTTTTCTTTAGATATATTAAGTTCTCTCTCAACACCAGCACCAACGTCAACCATACCTTTTTCATCAACATGTTTCTTGAGGAAATCTGCTGTTTCTCGAGCCTGCTTCATACGGAATTCTCTGTTAGGATCAAGTAAACTACGAACGGTTGATTCATTGATTCCCATTTTACGGCCAATCTCACTATTATTTAAACCATCGCTCTTCAAAGATTGAGCTCTAGCAACATCATACGCTCGTCGTTCATCTTTAGCTATTCCATATACAGTTCTGAAGTCTGTAGAAGAATATCCGAGAGATTTAGCGATAGCATTGTCGCCAGTATAGGTTTTACCAGTCTCTGGATCAGTATATGTAAAACCATTTTTTCGCATTTGCTCAACTCGACCATAGAAGTCTCTACCTGATTGATATGGATCTTCACCTGATCCCCAAGGATATCTTCCCGATCTACGAGGCATTCCATAGTGTTCAAGATATTCTTCATCGGTCATTGAAGCAGAGTCAATATATGATTTAATCTCTTCTGCTACAGCATTCACATGTTACACCTCCTCTGCATCAACCTCTTCTAACATTTTGTTAAGATGTACGATCTTATCCATGATTGGTAAAATATCTTCTGCTGTTGGTTTATGTACAATAACTTCGTCATTCTGGTAAAGTCTAAGTTCCATATCAATATCACCAGGACGAATCTTATATTCTAAACAGAATAAAGCAGCATATACTTCAAGCTGTTCCATATGCACTGGATTCTTACCGGTTTTAAGATCATGGATTCTTAACATATTCTTTCTGAAAGATATAGCGTCAGCAGTGCCGAAAAATCTGTCAGAATAATATAAAACAACCTCAGTGCTCATTTTGAAACCTATTGCATCGTTTACATATGCGTAAATGGTTTTCTTAGAACGAGGTTGTTTAATTCTTAAGTCTATAGTTTCTTTAGCCCAGGCATGAAGTCTTGTTCCTATTTCTGCGGCTTTCTTGTTCTGGTATACTTCAAGTGCTTTATTGTCGTCATAGCGAAGCCAAGCACTAGAGCTCGCACTAAACGGAGCATGAAGTCCCTCAAGTTTTACATGTTTTGTAAAATTCATTTTTCAACCTCCTTAATTGAAGTGTCGGTCAAGTTCTTCTAACACTTCATCTTTGTTCTCTGGAAATATAAATCTGGAGAACGACATGTCATTCATTTTGTTAACATAGTATTCCTGGTTAGGTCTGTGAGAAGCTGTCTTGCTCCTTTTATTTTCTAAGGTGGCCCAACGATCCTTGTAAAGAACAAGTAAATCAGGGATACCTTGAATATCACCAGAGTCAAGTTTTGTTATAATGCAGCCTGGATATCTCTGTTTTAATTCTTTTTTCAGGTCTGCCTGGAATTTACTTTCACGCATGGTTGAGTCTCCTTTCTTTTATAGAGATCGACTCTGTGAGATTCGAACTCACGACATACGGCTTATAAGGCCGGCGCTCTCACCTACTGAGCTAAGAGTCAAAAATAAAGAGACAATAGATTAACCGAGAAACTGCCAAAATATTATCTCTTCTCTATAAAAGAGCATGTTATTTTAGCGTGCTAGTTTGTTTACAGTTGCTTAAAATGATACCCTTTATGTGACTTACGACTTCGCTTATTGTTTAAGATATCGCATATAACACTCGGACTACCGTGTATCGCATCAGCACATTCTCGAAGTGTGTTAAAGACTTCTCCTGTCTCGACAATCATTATTTTTCGACGTTCTTTAATTATTGGCTCTTCGCCTTTTCTAACGATGTGATAACCTTTACATGTATCAAACCCGGGACAATGATTTACTACTCGGCTGACATATGCTGGATTACCTTCTATAGCATCAGCACATGCTTTGATCGAATTAAATACTTCGCCAGTCTCTACAATCATTACTGATACGCCATTTCGCTTTGTATTGAATTGATTCATAGATCTCCTCCTTTCAAACAAAAAGAAAGAGGGCTAGTTTGACTAGCGCCTCCACTATATATATTATTCATACTCCATTAGTATCAAATCACTTAGACCACACTTAAGAGCTTTTGCCAGCTTACGAAGATTTATCACTGTTGGTGTCGTTTCGCCATTGTCATATCTACTTAGCGTTGACATGGATATTCCGGTAAGCTCGTGTAAGTCAGATATGTTGTAAGCTCGTAAAATACGCATAGATCTAAAACGTTGCATAAATTCGAACACAACTTGTTCGTCTGTCATATCATCGGGATCGGCTGGTAAACGACGAATAGATGACATAACATCGTTGAATATATATCTTGATCCGTCTTTTTTGATTATTAATATCTCGCACTTGTTTATTTCCTGAATGTCTTCTATCTCATCAAATCTTGGACGAAAGTAATCTATGTAATTTTGTAACATGTATTTGTTTACTTCAAAGTTGTTCATATATCAGGGCCTTTCTATAACTTACTCAATTACAACACAAGCTGTTGGTACTAGATCATCGATACGACAATTAAGGGCAAAACAAATATTAGATATTGCAGCCATTGATGGCATTCTTTTAGCCTTCGTATACATGCATATGGTTGATTTGCTAAGACCACTCTTACGAGCAAGTTCACTTTGAGTAATTCCTTCATACTCCATAACATATTTAAGATTACTAGCAAATGCGTTTAATAATTCCATTTCAGAAATCTCTGTGATTTCGACATTACGTGACATATTTTATACCTCCTATTTTTTGTATTTCAATAATTTACTATTGTAAAAAAAACATAGGGTCTAAACTTAGTATGTGTAAAATTTCAAAAATGAAATATTTTATATAGTAAGTTTAAATACCTCAAAAAATTTACTATTGTAATCAAATTCTGGCCAAAAGTTAAGGTTTTTGCATGATTTTTAGAAATTTTCTTATTTTTTGTATTACAATAAATAGTTTCTACTTCTGACCAGAACCTGATTTTATGTATTACATTAATTCATCACCCCCTCATCAAATCTATTTTATGTATTACAATAATTCGTATTTACCTATTTTATGTAATACATAAATTCACTAAAATTCAGTGTTAAGAAATATGTCCATTGCCTTATCATACATAATATCGATACCTTCTCTTATGATTTCTGACTTTTCTTTACCTGTATAATCCTTGATAAATGCCAATCTATTTAAATCTAATTCTGATAATCTTATTGTTACTACATATTTCTTACCGAAATCTTTCTTAGGTCTCCCTCTTTTCCTTCCCATAAGTCTCTCCTACTTGCTACCGGAATTACAATTAAACGCAATAGCCCCAGCAATAGCAAATAACCCAGCACAAATAAATGCATCAGTATTACCACTAACGCATCCCGCAATCATAAATCCAATTGTAAATAACCAACCCATTGTTCTACCTCCAAATCTTTCCTGTTCTTTTACTCTTAATTACAATTCTTCCCTCAATATGAAACCCAGCAAGATCACACAAATTGAATATAGTATCAAGAAGTTTTTTAAATTTCTCTTCTTCGGCCTGCTCATCCATGCTGACATTTCGAATAGCATTATATGCCGTAGGATCATATTTACCTGACCCATTCTCTTTTATGTTGTGACCGCCCATAACATAATAACCTCCTAAATAAACTCTCTTGGATAATTACGTTCGTACACGTCCTTTCTCGACTCCTGATACATCGCTAGTAATTTATTAAACATCTCAACAAATTTCTGCGGTGTAATATAGTTTTCAAGCATACCCCATTCAAGTATTGCATAACGTTTATCATATTCATCTTCACTCATACGCCTCTCGCCAATAGGTTCTAAAACCCGCTCTAAGTCTTTCTCATATTCTTCACGTGTGACCATATCTCTACCCCACTACTAAATATCCAGCACCATACTTGCTGCCTCTAAACCAATTTTTCTGATTCTCTACACCAGACACACCATGTAAAGCTTTCTTGTTGATCTGAGTAGCAAGTGTAGTACCCTGGACCTTTCCATAAGTAGCCATTCTAACCTTATCTCCTTTTTCGTTAAATCCCAGGAACACAACAGTATGTATCGGGTCCTTCTGTTCAAATAAGACAATCTTACCATTTCTCAAAGCTCGTCTGATTCTCTTCTTAGCTGCCTTATTATTCCGACCAGTCAATGGATACCATCTAGCATGTGTGCCACCAGATATCTTATTAATAAGAGCCTTACATCCAAATACGCTCAACTTACTTCCATTGAACCCGCCAATATGTTTCTTAGCGTATTGATATAACTCAAGTGGGTTCCAAGCTGTACCGTCTTTCTGCTTAACTCCTAAGAACTGCAACGCAATGCTAGAGGCCGCCATACTACATCCATGTTTAGTACAAAAGCTACCGAACTGGTGTGAATCCGGAATCAAGACATTCTGTCCGTTATCATAAATAACTCTTACAGGATAGTTCTTGTTATTATCCTTGTTTTTGTTCTTTTTAATCTTTGTGATTTTTTTAGCCATACTATTAGTCCTCCTTACAATATTTCGGCATCGTAACCTCAACAATATACATACCTTTAGATGACCCTGGTTCAATCGCATGTATATAAGTATTCGTGTAACCCTTTGGTCTGCATTTAGGACAATTTATCTCCTCCTCAGACCAAATCTTGATTTCTGTCGCAGTGTCTCTGTGTTTCATAATTATCCTCCCATTACTTACTTAATAACATAAACTTCACCCATTGTGGCATATCTGACGTACCAACGATATAGAACCAAGCTACTGATCCTACTACTGCTCCAATCAGCATCATAGTTGTGCCGATTTTAAATGTTATCTCAGATATTGAGCAGAAATCAATAAATATCCCGACAAAAAATAAAACAATACCAATAATTAAAGCAACCATTGTTTCGCCTCCTTAAAAATGTTTTAAAGCTAATATAACGCAAACAAAACAAAATACAACAATAGCAAAACCAACATATCCTAATGTGAAAGAATCGAATATTCGTTCTATTATAGTTTGTCGAGGCTCAACAAGAAGTAATATAAAGTATGTTAATATACATACAATAATATACAGTTTTAATAACGCTATCATAATCCACCTCCTTAAAAAATAAAAAAGAAAAGACCCAACGTAATCTCTACGCTGAGTCTAATCTTATTAATGTAATAACAATGCTGGTAAGAATATAATTGCATCTGTAATCAAACCAAGTGCTCCAAAAACAACCCACATAAGAATTTCTTCTCTCAGGGCGGTTTTGTTCACCTCAATTTCATATGTAACAATATCGTCTTTTTTCTTCATGTTATCATCTCCTTTCTCTCATTAAAGGAGTTGTTTTTTACGCGATTAATATGATGTTAATGCCTCTTCCAAAACATCCCTTTGATGAGCTAATCCCTGTCTAGCATTAATAGAATTATCATCTAAACCAGCAGCACTCATAATCAATTCAGAATATGAAAGAGACTCAATCCACTTACAGAATTCTCTCCATTCATCCAACTTATGATTCTTACGAGACTTATAAATATTCGCCAGGACTTCATAATTCATCATGACATTTCTGGTCTGGTTATAACTACTCGGAAGAAGCTGAATCATCTGCCACCAATACTGTTTGTCTTTAGTTTCAACGAATCTTCTTCTATCCCTGTTCAAATGATGAATTAGATGTTCAAGCCATTCTATATTACTTATTTCAGCACTTCTATCATCATTTAAATGCTCGATACTGAAATCCTCCAGCGTAAATTCCTTCTCCTGAATCTTATGCATAGTTGAGCAAGAGTTTGCAACAGTACCAACCTTGTAAGTATCAAACTCTTTCCACCAATATAAAGGCGCAGTGATTCGCACATATACCGGCATCATTCGCATATACTTTCTATGGTCTGTACCAGCTTTGGATAAGCGCTGCATGAGCGAATGGTCATTGCCACCTAGATAAAAATCGCCATTGTACATACAACGATTTGGGTGGTTACATGTTCTACACTGACCAAATTCTTTACCAGCACAACAATTACTATCACTCTTCTCCCAAGAATTCATAGGATTTCTCATTCCCTGAATAATAAACTCCATCTGCTCCGGACTTGCCAGAACTACGTGCTCTAATTTAATCATTACAATTCTTATCCTCCTAAACCAAATAAACCAGCATTACGATATAATGTAATAACTGGTCAGTCACATAATTAATTTTGTTGTATCTAGCTTTTAACGGATCAATTGCCATATGCGTAATAAATATAAATGGTAGCTGCCAAGTCAATCCAAATACAATGAAGAATGGTAAACAATATAACGCACAATGTACAAACAAATGATACCAATTCTCTCCTTTCGTTTTTGCTATGAAATCCGACTGAAGTACATAGTCGCCTATTAAATGACAAAATATCAATGTTATTATTAATTTAATCATCCTTCTCTACCTCCTCACTCAGTTTGATTCCTAAAATATCAAATCTGTTTCTAATTTCTTTAGCGAGCTGTTCGCCATATGACTGTGCAGCTTTCATTATGTCGTTGTATGATAATATAGCCGACTCAGAAGTACTCGCGTTATCGTCTACTTTTAACTCAGGAATCCACTTCTTGAATTCTTCATAATAGTTACCTTTGTTTCCCATAGCTTTCTTACAAATAGCCATAGCAAGACCTTTCTCTTCATCAAATATGTCATAATCACCACATTTAGCAACCGTCTTAGTGTTATCGCTCCAGAATACAATAGTCGCTGGGTCATTGAATATAACTTTGGTGATAGCACATTCAGGCTTACTAATATCAACGTCAACTGCTGGAAATACATCTGAATGTAGACCAACTTTCATTCTTACTTTAGCATGCGGAATACCATATCGTTCTCTAAGAAGAGTGACAATATCTTTCATCATCATTTTATAAGTTTCTTTGTTAATACATGGCACATCACCATCAAAATCTCCTACTCCCCAAGGATATCGTCCGGAGTTTCTTGGTAAAGCGCCTAAATTGTGTGGATCTACCATGTCGGTACCTACATAACAAGCCCCAGTGCCGAATATTGCGTTCAACTGTCTTTTAACATATTCATTCCATTCCTGAGCAATCTGCTCGTCGTTTTCTTTCATTGCTTCCATAAACTGTTTTGCTTTTTCTAAATCATAACTCATAATTTATCTCCTTACTTACAATAAACTCGCTGCTCCACGTCTCCACCCTGAACAGTATAAGACTGCATAACACACTTCTTCTCGTCGTCCCAATATAAAGAATCAAGAATCCAATCAATTTCATCCTGAATATCTTTATCAGTCATTTTCATAACTTCGTAACCCTGAAGTCCTACATTTTGTCTAAGTTTCTTCATAACAGTAGCGGACCAGCGTCTGAATTTACGTGCTTCAAGTTTTCTACTAGCAAACAATGCTTCATAGATTCCAAGTTCGTTAACCGCAAGCATCCAGAACGTATTCTTAGAATTTACAACATCGTTTGAACCGTCCTCGTAATTTTCTTTATACTTTGTTGGTCTATTTCTTTCTCCTTCGACTGGAACTCTTTCCATCATATCCGGATCTAATCTCTGAGATATATCTTTACTTCTTAATCTCAAAGCATCACAAATATCTTTAAGGATCGCATACCATTCTCCATTAATCTCTACAAAGCGAATTTCATGTCCGCACCAACTTTCTGTTCTCATATTGTTACTCATAGTTTATCTCCTTTCTTTTAACTAAGCCTAATCCACATACATAATCATAGCTCTATCAACAATCACACCTTCAAGTGTAGCTCCGGTGTACTGATTAAACTTCGTACCCACATACATAGATTGGTATTTAATATCCTGGATTGCCTTATCCACACAAAAATCATTTACCATTCTTTCTAAATCTTCACTGTTAGTTGCTCCAAATACTTTAATCTTCATAATAATTTCTCCTTATCTAATGATCTCTACATGTGCTGTATATGTTTTGTGAATAGGTATCTCAGTGAAAATATCAACATGATCGCCTTTAACTAAGCCGCCGACATCTACTGCTAAATACTCCTCACCATCAATAAGAATCTTACTCCCAAGAGGAATAACATCAGGGTCAACAGCAACAGTGTATAAATTACTGCTTCTTACTCCAGTCGCCGTCTGATGACCCCAATTATCTTCTCCAGGCCAGTAGTAAGTGACTTTAAAGTCTCCCATATTTACATTGGCCTTAGCTGTCATTGGCGTAAGACTAAATATTGATGCTGTCAACAGAGTCCCTATAATTGCTTTCTTAATCATTCTTTTCTCCTTTAATTAAATTGAAATATAAATCTTCGTCGAGTTCATAAGTATTAAAACGATGTTTGCAAACTTTACATTCACGCCGTCTTTTAATGAGGCCATCCTCTTTAAGACGACTGTCTATTACCTTTGTATTACTATTGCATATCGGACAAGTCATAAGTTCACCTCTCTTTGGGCTTGAAATGAATTGGCTTATGGGAATATAAATTAACCCATGTCTCAAGACATTCATTACACGGATCTTTAACGTCTTCTGTATCCCAATACTTACATTTCTTACAATACTGATCGAAATATACTTCCTGGTTACCTTCTTTATCCATAGTCACCCCTTCTTTCTACCACTATATATTGCAATATCTGATTCAATTTCATTAATATTAATATCTTTTCTTGATTTGAAAAATGGGCATTCGTTACTGTCAGAATATTCTTCTGCTAAAACTACACAGTGATTATATCTATATCCAAAACAGTCAAAATATCGAGAACGTTTATTCATATTTATTCCTCCTTTTTAACAAGTTTGTCTATACAACTTTTAACATAGTCTATAGCAGCGCAATATCCGTAGGTCCATGCGTCTTTTAAAGCTTCGAACTGTTCGTCGGTAAGCCCTGTTAAACTGTGATTAGCCGCAATATCATTTAAGCGATTATCAAGATCGCTACAAGATTCCGGCAAAGGACAATCGTTGCTACTCTCTAAAACATTTACAGCTTTATGAAGAGCTATAATGTTCATAAGTGCGCCTATGCTCTTTCCATTACCTCTTGGTTCTTTGTAGCTTTCTAACATTTTTCTTATTAATGTAGCATCTTCTTTGTTTGACAATGTGCTATTTATTTGTCCCATTTCGTAAACTTCCTTTCATTAAATTTCTTTTTTTGTGCAAGCGCTTTGGATATGGCTAGATCAATACCCGATCTACTTTTTAGATGATAGTAATATAAATCTCTGTAAGGAGTGTTCATCCTATCTATTCGTCCTGACGCTTGCTGCATAACTTTATAACTGTAATTTTGTGAGAAGAATATAATAGTGTCTGTCCGAATACAATTCCAGCCTTCGCAGCCTGCTGTATACTGAACTAAATATATCCATCTTTCACAATTAGGTACCTCTTGGTGAGCGTGTCCAGACCACTCTGCAATCTCATATCCTACATATTCATCATCGCAAGTTAGATGGAGCAACATATCCCGCTCATAGTCGAAATTGTAGAATATAATAGCCCTAGGCGTCTTCTCAAGGATCTCCATTAAAGCCACAATTCTTGAATCGTCCTCATTTACAATTCTTCGCAATACATAACAAAGACCAGCTGCCTGCTGAATAGGCTCATTTTTAAACGGGTCCCATCTAGTCCTTATAGCTTCCTTATATTTGTGTACATCGTACTTAACATAAATATCCTCATGGTGAGGTATAGTGCCTCTATGAAAATCCATATCTACTAAGATTCGATTTCTGAGTCTAATCAATCTTCCAGTATTCAAATATCTATCTACCTGAGGCCACTTAGTAAATCTTGAGTAAACAATATGCTCTCTCTGGAATTCAGTTTTATTCTTATAGAACCCGTTGGCAATAAACACTGGAATATAATCACTCCAACAATCTCCGGGAGTGGCTGAGAGAATAATCCAATTATTATTTTTAGCAATCTTATAGAACGCCTTAACCCATGCTCCTGATCCACACACTCTATCTTCGTCAAATATAAAGAAAGCTCCTGACACATCAACGTATTTCTTGATGTTATTCCAGGAGTCAACTACAATCTTATTTCCATAGAACATGTTTCGGTCTGGATCAGTTGATAATAAGAAGTTAGCAAGCTCACCCTCCCATTCGAGAGAGTCTCGTTTCATAGCCGTAGTGATAATATAAAGGTCCTGTGGTCTTTGCTTCATAGGAATATGATTTGGAAGCATTGCTCCGCCATTCTCTTTGAAGTAGTAATATAAACCGGTCCTACTTTTACCGGACCCCACACCACCGTTGAGAATACACCCATTCCTCATTTTGTTTACCGCATCCATCTGATAATCTCTTAGAAAAGGTTCTACTTTACTCACCATCTCTAGCAACACCACCGCACCATTTACCTGTGTAATAATTACATTTAACCTGAATCGTCACATGATTATATCCCTCTGGATTGATCGCTTTAAGTGACTCGTCAAGCTTATTCATGCCATCAACATATTTACAAACACCTTTATGTCTACAATTATCAGCACAATCAAATCTAATTTTCATAATTAAACCTCCTTGAAAAATATAAAAGGCCCTCCGAAGAGAGCCCTAGTCACTAATGTAGTGGTTTTACAGTAACCTCGTTGTTGCCTCGATTTCTTTTTTCTCTTCAACGGTTGGGATTACAATCCCTGTAGTAAGTTTTTTATCGATACTCTCAAGATGTTTACCAATCTTCTGTAAAGCTTTTAAAATATCTTTATCGTATTTATCATGTTCAGCCATAATAACCTCCTAACTCTGTCTCAAATATCTAATCAACAGCCAGATCAACCATAACCCGCCGGTTAAGAACACCATAACAAAGTCGAATATCAACCCCAACATTCCACGTTTTTTCATAAGTCATTCTCCTTTCAATATTAATTTATGTTTTCCGGCACTGTTTCTTAGTACCTTGAATCCAAGACTTTTAATATAATTTACACCTTTGTTATACTCAACAATTTGTTTTGGGTTTCCTTTCGTGTATATAGCCCGCATATTGTCGAGATTCTTTTCGAACTCAACTTTTCTCCCAGCTATTTCCATCCTAGAGTAATCTTTAAATTCTGATGATTGTTTCCAAGCATTAAAAACGTCATTTAATATAGTTTCAGCCTGTCCCATATTCATTCTCCTTTCTTAACGGTAGTTAACTTCTTGTATAATGCAACAGCCTCTTCGCCATCGAAAGCATTCACGATTTCCACAGACTGATTTGGTTTCTTTCGTCCGACAATCAATACTGCATTGTTTTCACTAGCAGATAAGTCAATGCTTACTAATAAAGTGTCTGTTATTGATTTCATCTCATTCTCCTTTCTCCAGAATATCCATAACTCTACTACGCTCTTTTTCTATACCGTCATGTAAACCTTCTTTATATCCACGCCTAAATATTCCAGCTTGCGCGGTAGCTGTATTATAACGTTCAAAAATATCGATCCCGTATTCTTTCATTATTCTTATTAACTGAATAGCTTGGACCAACTCTTCTTTCTCCACAACAATGTTAGATGTACTAAGCCCAAAGTCACGTAATGTCTGAAATATAAATTCATCTTGAGTTTCTGCCACTCGCATACTTACCTGTCTGATTGTCTTGGAAATTTCGTCGGCAATGTCGCTATCGGTTTCGCTATACGAACCTGATTGGTCGAATTTTTCATTGCAATCTGCTAAAGGTGAATTCTCTTCAAACCCTGCGCCGGATATAACCCAATTCGTTTTAGCCATCTTGTCGATACAGATTAAACTGAAAGACATTCCAACGATTGCGCCAATAGTGTATTCTACATTTTTTAAATCAAATTTAAGTTTCATTGTATTAATCCTCCGGATGTTCTTCTTCCGCGAATCTAGCAGCAAATCGGTCAACTTCCTGAACGACTTCCATAGACTGTAAATATGCTGTTCGTCCTGTCTTTCCGTTGACTTCCCAATCGTACGGCCTAACATCCATATCAACACTGAGAATGTCAATGTCATCGATTAAGCCCACTACATCTTCACTAAGTTTTCTGACATTATTTCCACTCTTTAAATATATAGCAGGTCCTCTATCATTAAATTTGATTTTGACCGGAAGATACATGAATGGAGAATCGTCTTCATCTCTCGGTGGTTTGATCTTTACATTCCATCCTCTATCGACGAGATCGTTTGCCATGTCTTCATTCGGAATAATTAGAGCGAAGTTTCTATCACCCTCTCTGTTAAATTTAGACGGTTCTCCTTTGAAGTTTCTGTAAATGATTCTTGCTTCATCGATCTGTAAAATGTTTCTTGGTGCGAATGTTAATTCCATAATTTTAATTCCTTTCTTCTTTTAAAAATATAAATGGATAAGTTTATAAAAAGAAAGACCCAACGTACAATACGCTGAGTCCTCCGTTTTATTTCTGTTTGTTTAGTTTCTTGTCGATATCTTCTTTCACAAGTTTAGCCTTAGCAGCTACCGCTTGTCTTACTTCAGGTATGGCTAATGTTGTCGCTGCAAGTGTCACCGCAGGAACAACAATTTGTCCAATCCAAAGTCTAACCTCTCTAGCTGCTTCGATATGTTTGTACTTCATAAATATCACTCCTTTCTCTCATTAAAGGAGATGTAAATATCACGAATTATAAGAACGGTAACTCATCTTCGTCCGTATCCGGGATTGTCATAAAATCTGGTGTAGGCTCTGGCGGGATATAAGGATCGTCTGAAACGAACCATTCGAAGTCTCCATATTTACTAATTACTTCGACAGCGTCGTCAGCAAGCTTATCATAGAATCTATAGTCAATATAATCTTTCTTGCCTATGTTTTTAACAACCTCGGACTCAAGCCAGCGATATCCAGTAGAGCCTGATGCTGCGTAGTTTTTACCTTCGTTAATACGGTAAAGCACACCGCCACCATGGCCTGACTGAATAGGAGTGAACTGGCCTACTCTTCCTACAAAAATATAATTGTGTCCTGGCTCAATCAACTCTTTAAGTCTCATTGATTCAGGTTCGAATGTTGTGTCTGAAAGCTGACCTTTCTTATATTTACTCTCAAGTTTATCAAGTTCTTTCTCATACTCAGTCACATCTGGAAGATCTTCATTCATATCCAAATATAAAGATCCTTTAGCTACTGAGAAAGTTTCGCATAAGTCTTCAAACACAATGTCTTCATGACTGAATAAATTCTTGAATACATAAGGTACAGCAAACTGTTTGCCTGTAGCCGTCCAAGAATCTTCAATATGCTTCTTATTATCTCCAGGAGCATATCCATACATAGCTTCGCATTCGTCAGGATCTTTATACTTAGCAATATAAACTGCGTCATTTACTAAGCACATACGATCGTATGTAGCTTCATGTTCGAATGTGTAGCCATATCTCTTACCGAATTCCATAACAAATTCGATAATCTCCGGAGTAGCATCTGGAATCTTAATCGAGTCTGTCTTAATATGAGCAACAGTGAAGCCGCGTTCCTGTACTGCGTGTTTAAGATCCACCATGAATAAAGCTCCACGTTTAGCAACAATATTGTCTTTGTTTCTCATATCACGGAATGGATTCTCAAAGCCAGCCGCTGTTAAACCGTATACTGAGTTAATAGCTGTCTTAAGCGCATTAGCAAGATCTCCAGATTTCATCTCACCGTTCTTAACCCTCTGAATATGTTTCGTAAGCTTACCATCGAGCATATGGTTAACTTCTTCCCAAGCTTCGTGTTTAATGTTTACACGACCCTCGACAATGTCTCGATAAGCTTTAGTGTATCTTATACCAAATAAACATTCAGCTATTGTGCTGTGTGGATGCATGGAAGCAACATCAAGTAAGGCTACATTACCGTACATACCTGGCTCAGCGTAAACATAGCCGCCCTCTCCGACTTCCTCATCACGATATGTAGATTTACCATACTCGTATTTATACCCAGGAAAATATGGTAAGAGCGACCCAGCTTCACCGTGAGTCTTTTCCATCATCTCAGGACAGGCTTCTGCTAAGAACTGATAAGTGTCTTCATCCAAATCCATTACAGGCTCTGCTAAATTACGATAATGGAATTCTTTTTGAGGTTTTTTATTACCACCAAATATGATTTTCTGAGTCAATGTGTTAGTCGTACTGTTAACTGACATCTCAGCTAAGTCTGCCAGAATCTCTCGTGCGGTCCAGTCAGCAGACAAATAATTAAACGCTGCTTCGGTTGCAATAACATCATCATCACAATATTCAGCGACTTCAACCCATTTTTCTTGTGGTACTGGCTGATCCCAAGGGAGACCCAATTCATGATGCTTGATGTTCTTCAACATTCGTCTAAGACTATCACTCATTTTTGACGTTGGATCATTTGCTTTGTTTGACATCTCAATCTCAAGTTTCTTAAGGGATTTCTTGTTTCCAGCCGAAGCAAAATCATACACATCAGTATAAGAAAGATTATATGCTTCGCCAAAGAATGCGTTTCTATCTCCAGATATAATTCTTTGAGACAAGTTATAAAGCGCCTCATTGGTATAACCCATCATACATGCATAAATAAGATGATTATCATATCTACGACAGTTGAAACCTACTAATCTAAACTTAACAAGATCCTCAATATCAGCTGGAGTAGGGTTAATCATTCGTACAACAGGAACGCCTTCGCCAGCAGGTTTCCAGTTAACTAAGAATAAGTTCGGAAATACCTCAATATCATAGAACACTAAAGGTTTGTCATCATTGTTAACCGGATCAGCAGGTTCTTCAGATTTGAATTTCATCTGAGAAACCTGTTTTAAACATTTGTCTGCCTGGTTCGTACTACTAGCAGCGAATGCTACAACAGAACCTTTTAAGTCTGATACGTCGTAATTCATCCCACTGTTATATGCGTCTTCAAGAATCTTAAATATAAATGATACCTCTGGCGCTGTTGCGCCGTGATGCTCTTTATTCAAACACTGTTTAATTGTCGTTCGTAATCCTTTTTCAGATTGAACAACATCTGTATTAATCATTTTCTCCTCCTTTAATGGTAATCCCGAGCCGATAGTAGCGATTGGTAAGTCATTACATTTACTAAGTCTTCGTCTTAACGAACTCTTACCCGTGAATACCTTGATCTCAATGTCGTCGGAATATATCCTCTTAAGTTTCGTAGGATCACCTGTGTAAATATAATGAAGATGAATACCTGCTCCGCCTTTGCTTACCTCAGCATAAGTTGGTGGCCATTTACTAGTAGCTTCGAGATTCTTTTCAAATGACTTGTTACCAGATTCATCTTTGAGATCGAAGTCGATTACTACATGCGTCTCTGGAATCTTGACATAATGAAGTTTCGATGTGTCAATGTCGGAGAGTTTAGTTGTGACTTTATCCCATGGTTTGAGTGGTGTTTCTTTTTCGCTTGCATATTGGGCGGGACAGTCTCGGCATTCCTCATCAAATATCGATGATTGCCCCTCTTTAAAATGTATGGTTTGTCTATCTGTCTTTTGTACATCCTCTTTTTCACCCCCTAATTCTTTCTCGAAAATATCAGTACGGAATCCACTGTATTTATTCTGTATCCTTGAATCTCCATCGATTCTCTCTTCATAATCCCAGAAATAGTTCTTAAGTTCTTCCTTGAATGTTCTTAGAGAAAATGGGTAAGGTACTTTAGCGTCCTCAGCATACTGTTTATACATTTCATAAGCTGCTTTAAGAGTTGTACTGTCATGTTTCTTAAACACAGAATATGAATCAATCACAAAGTTATAGAAATCATTTGATGCTCCAAGCATATTTGTAGGAACATAATCGTCATAAGCTCCTGGATCATCTAAATATACTTCCTTACAATGTTGAGCAATAGCGCCTAACTCGAAGTCTATTTTACTGACAGTTTCCTTATACTCTCGCATTGACAATTTATTTCCAGATGGTGTCACATCAATAAGACGTCTTAATAAACCTGATTTACCGTCTGTGATCTTTACAGGCTTATTCGTACCCATAAATAAGAAAGCATTGAATCTACTAGCGTAAGTAGACTTAAACTTCTCATTTACAGTCATAAGCTCGTGAGATACTAAACTGTTAAGTCTCGTATTATCTTCAATCTTAGACAAGTCACCATCATGCTGGATAGCTACAAGCGGATTCGTCTTAAACGCTTCCAAAGCAAAAGAGTTATTACTCGACCCTAATGCTTTTGCATCAAAAACAGAATAATAACCCTCAAATAACTTCTGTACAACATTTAAGATTGTCGACTTACCTGTTCCTGCTGAACCATAGAATACCATGAACTTCTGAATATCTTTGGAATCTCCAGACACAATAGCTCCGATAGCCCACTCTATCTTATGTCTTTCACTGGGAGAATATAAAGTAGAGATAAGCTTATCCCACGCTGATATGTCTCCAGCTTCAAGTGGGTATGGTAATCTCTTACTAGCATACTGCTTTTTGTCAGTTTTGGTGTTTGAAAATATCAATGTCTCGTCAAGAGGATGATAGTTGTCTCTCATCTGTTTCTGACAATACTTATGCCAAGAATCAATCGAACCTGTGGAACCATCCCACATGTAAGATATCTTAAGCGTATCTTCTATAGTTTCTTTGTCCACTGCTGCTTGGATCTCCCTATCTATTAAATCTAAACAATCTTGCTCTTCGGTGGACCAAAGACCTTTGTCTTCGACCCACACAGCATAGAAATCTCCACCTCGTATCATAAGGTCTGAAGATTTCCTTATAACAAATTTAGGATAGATTTCTGTAACGCCCTTTTTTGGTTGACGTTTAGAAACCCTTACAAAATCAAGTGGCATTACATCATTTGTCCTCCTTTATGAAATAGAATCAAGATACCAACAGAGCTGTGTCCAAATATCAACGTCTCTAAGATCTCCGTCGAATCCGCGAATAGTGAATAGACCTCCTTTACCGTCTGGTTGATAACTTCTGTTTAATAATCTTGATACAATAATATACGCCTCATCTTTATTAAAATGCTCGTCATCCATATTACCTAACCCAAGGCTGTTAATCATTCCCCAGAACCATTGTCCTGTTCTGTCTCCATAAGCAGCATCGTCCATAATAGTTTGCTCACATCTTATAGCTAAAGCAATCATCATTTCTAATACAGTACAAGGTCCCTCTAAGAAAAGAGCAATCTCACGATAATTATCTTTCTCACCAATATCACAAGCAAATTTCCATCTTAGATTAACACCGTCGAGTTCTCGGTTAATATCTTGATGTATAACGCTAACGAATTTTACAGTATGCAAATACATCAAAAGTTTTCTGTATGAAATATCATCTGAAAATCTATCTTGTGAGACCTTGTCATACATCCAATCGAAGTAATAGTTTATAATGTTGTTACCATCCATTATTTAACCCTCTCTTCTGGATACTTATCATAGTATTTTGCATAATCTTTAAGGATTTCGAAGTCAGTTTTAAGATCATCATTACGGACAAATACTGAATCATCTTCATACTCACCGAAATGTGTCAAAGCATCACTACCGACTAAACGTTCAATATCCTCTATTGGATTATCATACTCGTCTGTTAATACACCGTCTGAATAATATGTCAGACTTTCTGTTTCATATTCATTGTTTTCACTAAACTCATCTGGTGAAATTACATATGGCTCACTCATGTCATCTTCCTCCTTTTCTTTCTTTGTTGAATAATTTGTATAACCATTTGTGCTGATTTTTTCTTTTAATTTATCAAGCTCTTCTTCTGAAGGTTCGTATTCTTCCTCATCTTTACCTTCTTCTGAAATATCAGCAGCATCGTCAACTGGGTTTACTTCTTCACGATGTCCTCTTCCGAAGACTTCTTTAACTGAAGCGATTTCTTCATCTGCAATCTTCTTATACTTAGTCTCTACGAATTTCCAAGTAACTGCGGAGCCTAAAGCGGCCCCAGCAGCAAATATAAATACTTTACTCAATGCATTCATGTTTCTCCTCCTGTTTCAATGTCATGACGGTTATTGCTAAACCGCCAAATAAGAAAGAGATGCTCATAAGAATCCCTCCGGCTATATGCCTTTTCTTTTTCGTACTTAAAGCACTATCTAAACTATATAAGATTCTCTCGAGCGTCTCCATATTTACTTGTCTCCTTTATTTGGTTAAGATTTTAAGTCCACTGACAAAACAGACACTAGCAACTGTCGCTAAAACAATAGATAACTTTTCATTCATTATTCATCTCTCCCGGTTAACATAGAATGGGTTCGGCTGTGAATCTAAAATATAAATCTTTTCTTTTATTTTAGTTCCTTTGATTCTGCCGATTTCAAAAAGCGTTTTGACTGTGGCTTCCCCAGCGTTCCATTTAACAGCTGCCTCTTCAATAGTAATCAATCCTGGGATGTTATCATTCTCAAATATAACCTCATCCTCAAGATGATTTTGAAGAATGAATATAATTAACTCTCGTCCAGTCATAAGATCACCTCCTCTCACCAATTGTAGTCATACATATCTCGATACGAATTACCAGTACCGAGCCCTATCATTCACATGAGATTAAGGATGTTTCCATCAACATTGAAGTCAAGTAAGATTGTTCTTTCATATCCATTTACAAAGTCTCTGTTTTTAACTTTGTTAGAATCAAATATACCGAAGTCTACATAGTTGTCACCGATAGGATTCTTTTCATCATAAATCCAACCTACAATCTGGCCTGCTTTAGTACGAGGAATACCAAGCATGTCGTATACTTCATTTAAGTATAAATATCCGTTAGCTTTTAACTTGTCGTCTGCAAATGCCTGCTGTTTGAGAAGAAAAGCTAAATTAAGTTCTGGATCTTTTGTCCACCCAGTACAACCATCATCAAAGAATTTAGCAAACTCGCTAACGTCATTAGCTACATCAATTGTTTTCTTAATAGTTTTCTCTTTTCCTGTTTTTTCATCAACAATAGTTTCTTCAACTTCCTCTTTCTTAATGTTGTAACGAAGCTCACGATCAAGATCTTTACCAAATCTTTCAACAACACGTCCACGATAATCTTTGAATGATTTATCTACTGCCGTATATGCTGCTGCGATTGCAATGTTACGTTTACGCATAATATTGTTGGATGTCAGGATAGCTGTAATAGACAGACCACCAAGCACAATAGATGGACCGTAAAGTTTGAGAAGTTTCACTGCTGTCTGGGTATAAACAATAGTCAAATCTTTCTTACCATCTTCTTCTGTGTATTCTTCTGGAAGATTTTCTGGATGTTCCATAGCTTCGTGAATTTTATCAACCTGCTCTTTAGATTCTTCTAAAATATCATTTAATTTAGTAGTAGCTTTACAAGCCATTACAGCACTTGTTACAGCGCCAGCAACTCCAGCTACAATTAAGATTTCAGGACTATGTTTTTTAAGCTGGAATCCTGCTTTGTTTAATCCTCTAGTTACTTTAGTTGTAATATCAAACTTCTTCATAATTAATTCTCCTTTTCTAATTCTTCTGGGTGTTTAAGTGTGTTATTACACGGACTCTTAGGTGGTCTGTTTCCTTCAACTTTCTTAATAAGATGATTTAAGTACCACTGAGCTTTCTTCAAATCTTCAAGCTCGTTTTTATGTTTCCAGCGACAAATATACTTGATAATGTTACCTGTATCGGTCGCTTCAATTCCTTTAAGATCAGATGTGAATGCTTCGATTACATCAATCACTTCAATCCCTGAATCTGAAATATAATGTTCAGGATGATTCACCATATCTTTCATTTCTAACCTCCTAATCTATTGCTTTAGGTCTCGGCAATTTAATCATATATCCATCACGAACACGAACTACTTCTGCTGAACGAAGTGTTGTCCATCCGTATTTATTGTCGGTATAGTTACCCGTGATACCAACTAAATCATACATGTCAGCAACACTAGCAATCCCATACTTATCAATAAGCTCATCCATTCTTTCAAGAACTTCTTCAGCTTCACCACGACTATCTAGAACTATATCGTCGTAATTATATCCAGCTCTTGTTCGGTTCGATGTATAACGGTCATCTCGTCTATCTTTACTAGAATAGTCTCTGTACGAAACATAATTAGCATTAGATGATCGTTTACGACCTTTTGATTCACCATAAAGAATCATTCCGATTCCATCTGTAACTACATCATCAATTGCCTTCTTCATAGCCGGAACAATAATCTCCATGAAAATATGAGATTTTACATCAGCTACGTCAGAAGACACAAAGACATCAGCAAATTTTGTCACGCCACTCTTTTTTCTCTTCTTAACTTTTCCGCTAACAACTTTTTCAACTTTCTTTTTTTCACTAGGTGAATTCTGTTCTTCTTTATATTTATGGCTGTTTGGTTTGTAATCCATATCCATTTTTTGAGCCTCCTTTAATCAATAATCTCAAGTTCACCAGGAACGATTATCTTTGTTCTAGGCGTTCTATTTGTAGCTTGTTTGAACTGGTAAGCTAAGTTACTTCTAGCTTTTCGTTCTGACGAAGCTATAGTTTCACCTCTCCAATGCTCTGCAACAAGTCTACTGAACTCAAGCACCGGTCCTTCATAAAAATATCTATGATCCATGGCATTCCTCCAAAACAAAAAGAGAAACACCTTGTTACAGGTGCTTCCCTTCTGGGAATATAAATTCCTTAGAATTCAGTTACTTCAACTCCATCAGATTCTGCAACGTCTTTGATTGTATCGCTGATCGTTTCTGAAACACTGTCGTCGTTTTTATGTCCCATAACATAACCCACTGCTAAGCCTACTGCAACACCTGCTACGATTTTCATAGCTGGCTTCCAATATTTCTTAACTCCAGATTTTGCTTTGTCCATAAAAGTTTCAACTTCCTGTTCTTCAGTTACTTCAACATCGATAGTTTCCTCGTTTACGTTGTTTTCCATTTCTTTTTTCATTTTAAGTTTCTCCTTTCATATTAAGAAAATTTATTATTCTTCCATTAAAGCGCATGTAATTTTTGCGAATTAATATACAAATTTATGATAGTCATATCTTGGTGCTATCTCATATTCAATATAAATACACGGTCTTCCGTCGTCTGTAATTTGAGATGAGAAGTCAATCTCTATCTGGCCTTCATTCATGTTCCAACCCAACTCCTCACTAAGACTTGTCGGTGATAAACCAATCTCACTGTAGAATTCTGTCAACGATACACTCATTTCATTAAGTAATCGTCGGTTTATCGTATTTACTGCTTTTTCGATAGTGTTCATATCGGACTTAAAATATCGTCCTGATATAGAATCGCAGAAAAGACTTTCTCCTTTGTCTGTTATAATCACTTCAGACTTAGTTACAGGATTCTTTTCCATTTTATCTTTAGCGATAGCAGATCTAATGTCTTTTGCTTTCTCTTCGCCAACGGTTTCAATAACTTTCTCCTTATACTCAGCAAGAGCTGTTTCGGATAATTTATAAGCTGTAGCGAGAGCTGCTTTTCTTCTAAGATTTACTGAGTTTGCTCCTATAAGACATCCCACTGATGCTACTCCAAGAAGAGTTGCTGGAATATAACATTTCCATGTTACTTTTACTTTCTCTGGAACAGTAAGATCTTCTTCCTTGTCATATCGAGCATCCTCCATAAGTTTCAGAGCCTTTGGTGTTGCTTTTACAGCAAGTACAGTAGTGGTAATCATACCGGCAATACCTATTCCTGTAAGAATTTCAGGACTATGTTTTGATGCAGTATTTCTAGCTGCTTTGAAAAATACACTTAATTTACTCATTGTTTTCTCCCTTCATATAAGCGTGATTTGAAAATATAACAAAAAGAAAGAGTCCAATCAGGACCCTCTCTTCATTTGTTTAGCGACCTCCTTCGCAATTTTTTCATTCAGATCTTTGTCAGCAAAGTAGTTAGCTGCAATTGGTACTGCAACCCCCAATACTTTGACCGCCACTTTAGCTGCTTTCATAATCGTTGCGTTCATATAATCGTCTCCTTTCTTCATAATAGGAGTTGTTTTTTTTGCGAATATCAATAACGTTCTAAGAAATCATAAGTAGGCTCAAATGGCATTTCAATAATATAAACATCTTTACCTTCCTCAGATTCCAATTTTCTATGATTGAAGTCAATCCAGTACATGCCATCATCGTTAGGAGCCCAACCTAGAACAGATCCATAGTCGGTCTCTTCGATACCAAGAAACTCATAGAATTCATTCAAGTAAGAATATCCTCTTAAAATATAATTCCTATTCAAGTGATATTCGGCTGTTAAGACTTGTTCAATAGTAGATTCAAAATATCTACCTGAGTGTTTGTCATAGAATACTTGTGGTTCGCCATTATTCTCCTCTAACGCTAGATCACAATTAGTTCCTAAATATGATCCTCGTACACCAACGTCCTCAGCCTTCTCAATAGCAATTGCTTCTCGGACCTCTTGATCTACTTCTTCGCCATAAAGTTCCTTTAGCTTTCTTCGATAATCTTTGTATGATTGATCTACAAGAGCGTATGCACTCATTAGAGCTGCTTGCTGGCGTTGGTTTAGGATATGCGCACCGAATACACAAACGAGCGTCGATATACCAAGTCCAACCGTAGGGATATAAGTCGGTCCTGCTGTTTTTACTTTTTCCCATTTCGTTAATCGTTCTCCTTTCTTTTGTTCGGCTTCTTCAATTAAACGAAGAGCCTTTGGTGTTGCTTTTACTGCTGTGATTGTTGTAGCTACTACCCCAACGCCTCCTAAACAAGTTAAAATAGTTGAAGCATTGTGTTTGATGAATAGTCGCGAATTCATTTCTCCTCAGCACCTTTGTAAGTTATTTGGTAAAAATAAAAGAGAATAGGATCTGGGCGCCGTTCTTTAATCCCGTCCTACGGGGAACCCTTTCATCCGGAGTCAAACCGGCCGTGTATCCATAATAGATTTCCTGCCTCGTGGTCTCCTATTCTCTCATTAAACAACATGTAATTTTCGCGAGTTCGCGATACTCACTATTCCTCACTTTGTTCGAAAAGAAAATATAAAAGAAAGAGGGCTAAGCCTCCTCCTCTAAGTTTGCCAATCTTGTAAGTTTCAATAAACTTGTCTCATCAATATCTGCATCCACGTCAATATGTAGATGTATCTTATCGTTAATCTTTTCAACAGATATACCATTAAGTTGAATATCTGCTTTTATACCCAACTTATTTGCTATAACTTTTGAAGCGATTTTAGCAACAATACCTCTCATAAATTTTGTAGATATTTTAATTTTCATTTCGTCCATATTTACCTCTCCTTCTTATTGGTTTCTCATAATAGAAGTTGTAAAAATAACGAAAAGAAAGAGCCCTTGTTAGGACTCATTCGAAGTAGAGAATTATAGTTCCTCCTACAACATCAATTTTTGTTTTATACATTTTTTGTTTCAACATATTTGCTACTTCCCGTACGGATAGTTTGCTTGTGAATCCATAGAATACTAAATCATTCATGGTGTACACATGTCCATTTGTACCTTTTGTTTCAATGTCATATGTGTATTCACCAAGACAATCCATTGCTCCTAATTCTTCTACAACTTTGTTTTTATCCGCACATAACTGAATTACAGCTAACCCTTTTCTACCTATTAAATATAGCGTGCATCTATCATAGACTGGATGATTACAAGTATGTATTATTCCGAATACTGAAGAATATAGTTTTGGTTTCTCGTAATGATATCTCATAAATCACCACCTGGAAGTGTGTTCCACACCATTTCTTACTTTGTTCGAAAAACAAAAAAAAAAAAACGAAGACACCAAGTTTCCTCAGCGTCCCCGTTTGGTTTCGTACTTACAACTTCATTTTCAAAGCATCTCTTAAACTAGCTTTCCCGGCTGTAGATGTAAGGACATCAACCTTTTCCCATTTCATAGAGAATAATCCCATTCCAACAGCAACTACTACAGGTAATACAAATTTACCAACCTCGATAAAGTTCTTAGTATTCCGATCCTTACGATCAAGCTCCATCTGATCTCGTTTGATCTGCTCATCCATATCATGGTTTGCAGCATCATTCTCAATCTGAAGCTCAATTCGTTCAAGCTCGGTTAACTGTTTCTCAATATCAGTTAATCGGTTCATTTGTGTTCTGTAAAGCTCCTTGTCTTTTACAGGATCAATATCAGAAAGGTACTCCAATTCCTTTTTCCATACATCTTTAAGTTCTGTTTTAAAGCTCATTTTTAATCCTCCTTTAAAATTAGGGTTAATACGTTTCCATTAAAGACTATGTATTTTTTACGAGTCGATTTTTTCTAAGATAATGAAGTCTTTTTTGAGTAAATCTTGATTAGGTGTAACTTTCATATTAATTTTGTAGAATCCAGTGTTATCCTCGTCGTATGGTTCGAGTGTAAAATGTCCATAAGCTGATGAACGTCGGACACCTATCTTTGATACGATAATCCCTATAACTACACCTCCTAAGAAAACAAATAAATACAACATGCTTCTACCTCCTTATAAAATACTTTTATCAAAAATCCCACCCGGGGAATTTTTCACTTTACAAATATAACTTTGTTTCCAGTCACCTACGTACGGATTTTAACCTAGATTAACCTTTGTTCTAACCTAGATTAAAGTTCAGTGCCCTCACATATTTTTACTACGTTTAAAAAATAAAAGAAAAAGACAAGACCCAATGTGGGCCTCACCTTTGAGATTAGTTTTCTTCGTTTTTGCACATGTCATCAATAGTCTTAAGTTTATCTTCTGACCACATAGGAGAATTCACTACGTCAATCACTGCTCTGTAGAAGTCTGGATTAGCATCTGTTCTAAGCACTGCTACTGCTTTAGATTTGTCTTCCGAAAACATAGAACTGCGCATGATCGCTCTAACTGCATCGTCATATTTGACTGTACCAGTGTTATAGCGCATGACATCTAATTTTTCGATAGCTGTACTACTAAACAATACAACGCCAAGAATCGGGATTGCGTAATTCAAACCCTTTCTTCCGATTTCAACAATAGTGTCTACTCTTTCCTTGGTTACAATGTCCTTAATTCCTTTCATGTTAAAAACCTCCTTTGATTTTTTCTCATAATAGCCCTTGTTTAAGTCGCGAATTAAAAATAAAAGAAAAAGTGTAAGTCTCTTGAGGGGCAAATTACTGCCATTCCTCAAGTTCAACTTACGTCTCCCAGGGTGTTGGGTGTTCTATAATTTGAACTATATCTTTCTCTCATTAAAGAACATGTTATTTTCGCGAATCAGTTCAAATAAAAAGAGGACCGTTAGGCCCCCTTAAACTTGTCTAAATATAAAGCGTATTCCATCTCAACAATTATGTCTGTGATATTTTGTAATGTCTCTTTTACCTCAGTTAATGTCTCCAGTAATTCCTCTGACTTACATTCGTTCGTATCATTTTTTAAGTTATCTACATCATACTCTAAAATATCAACAAGGCAATAAGCTAATCTTGCTTTATTCTGAAGCTCTCGTTTGACCCTTACATTCATTTCTCTTCCACCAACTCATCGTTTAATTCCTCACTAGCCTTGCCATGTTCTCTTAATGTCAATACTGCCTTTACCACACATCCAAATAAGATTGCTCCTGATATTACTGTTGTCATTGTATCTTTCTTCATTGTTGTCTCCTCCAAATATCAATCTCGTGATCCATCTAATAGCCAGAAGAACCGTCTGTACCTGTCATAGTACAAGTCTTTGCCACACGGTATGTCCAACTTAGATTTTAAGTATGTATACGATAACCCCTCTGTGACCGCCTTTAAAATATAATCGTGTAAGTCCGCATCAGCCTCCTTAGCCACTCGCTCAATTAACTCGATTCGTTCTAAATATCGCTCTCTACGTATCACCTCCTTAAAGGTTGGATCACTATGTATATTACTCTTATACAATATTTCATTTTTGAAATTTCTTATATTAGCAATATTATTGTATTCTTTCTTCCATTCTGGATACTGTAAGCAGAAATGTTTAAGTTCGTAATGTCGATGCTTATCTATCCAGTATTTATTCTTTCGAGAAATGTCCGGACGGATAACAGTAGCCATTACTTCTTAACACCTCTCTTATACTTATGGGAATCTTTTACGAGTTTGATGGTTGCTTTCTTTAATCGCTCTTTGTTCACCTCACCATGCACGTATATAGTAGCGTTCTTGAATCTGTATGTTTTCACGAATCATCACCTCTAAGATAAGAAAATATCAATTGCTTCTAAATTAGTTAGATCTAAAAGTTCTTTAAGTTTGAGTGCATCGCCGATAGTAATTGCATCACTGCAACAGACCTTCTTACATAATTCGGCAGCTGTGTCAACATTTAAACTTTTTTCGAAAATCATAACTTTCAATTTATTTGCATCCAATGCACACACCTCTTTCTGATTGCGTTTCATGCAACAAGTAAAAGATAACATCATTCCAATTTTTCTGTCAATAGGTTTTTCGTGCATAAAATGCGAAATATCTAATCTAGGTTTGCTTTTTGTTTGCATATGTGCAAATATTAATATATGATAATTGTTATTAGAAAGGAGACAAGATAATGTCTATAGGAAAACGAATAAAAATGCTACGTACGAAAAGAGGTTTATCAATCGATGATCTTGCAGCTAAGCTAGGTAAGAATAGAACAACTGTGTACAGATATGAGAATGGTGATATAGAGAATTTGCCATTGAGTATTCTTAATCCACTTGCTGATGCTTTGGATACTACACCTGCTCATTTGATGGGTTGGGGTGATAAGGAAATGCTATCTACCAAAATATCAGATGGCAAAGAAGAAGCTGTATATTCGTCCGTAAACGAGACTTATGTGAAGCATGTAGAAGCTTGGCATAAGACATTTGGCATGGATCCTTTTACAGATGAGGAACATGAGAAATTAATGGAGTATGGTAAATTCTTAATCTCACAGAGACAAAAATAAAAGAAAGTGTAGTCTTGTACAGTTCATTTCCTGCCCGAGAGTCGCTCGGTCTTATTTCTTATGTGACAGCATCTCAGCTGCTGGGACTCTCACCCAGGACTCACTTCTGCTACTTCTTTCTCTCATAAAAGAGCATGTAAAATTAGCGAAGGAGGTGATGCCAACTTATCCCCCTGGCAGTACATCATAGAAAGGAAGAACAGAATGTATAAAGAATGTCCAAAGTTTTACAATTATGAAGTAAAAGAGTATGGAAGAAAGTCGCGTACGGACGACCCCTTACTCTCAACCGACGAAATACTCGAGAAGCACAGTAAGATTGTAGAGGAATATGCTGTTAAATATTTAGGCGGCCCAATCCCAGATGATAACAAATATATGGAAGTAGCAAGTGGTGAATCACTTAAAGACCGTCCTGAGATAACTCGTTTGCTCAAAGATATAGAAGACCCTGCTGTCAAAGCTATAATAGTAGTCGAGGTACAGCGTTTAAGTCGTGGCGACCTCGAGGATGCTGGTAGGCTTATAAGGTTGCTCAGATACACGAATACTTATGTAATCACTCCTATGAAAATATATGACTTACGTGATGAATATGATAGAGATGCATTCGAACGTGAGCTTAAACGAGGTAATGAATATCTTGAGTATTTTAAGAAGATTCAAGCTCGTGGTAGATTAGCAAGTGTTAAAGACGGTAACTATATTGGCTCAACGGCTCCTTATGGATTTGACCGTATAGAGAAATTTGAAGCTGATGGCAAGAAATCATACCACACTCTAATCGAACGTAAGGACCAAGCTGATGTAGTCCGTATGATCTTTAACTGGTATTGCGAAGAAGATATAGGCGTTACAGCAATTTGTAGAAGACTTGAAGATATAGGAGCTAAGACTAAGACTGGCCAGAGTACCTGGAAACCAAGTATAATTTTCAGTATCTTAGAAAATCATCACTATATTGGCTGCACACGTTGGAATTGGCGGAAAACTGTGAAAATAATTGAAGACCAAGAAATAAAGAAGTTACGTCCGAAGGCAAAAGTAGACGAGTTCTTATTATTCGAAGGAAAGCATGATGGTATTATCCCAGAAGAGCAATTTAACAAGGCTCGTGAAATTAGAGGTAAACGTCATAGGACTCGTAGGGACCTGACTCTTAAAAACCCATTCAGTGGAATTATGTTCTGTAAGCGATGCGGTCATAAGATTGGTTATAACACTTACACTAGACATGGTATTGAATATGCTCCACCTAAACTCGTATGTAATAACCAAGTACACTGTAAATCAGGTTCTGTAAAATATAGTGAAGTGTTTGAATACGTCCGTAGAGTCTTAAAAGACTGTATAAGCGACTTTGAAGTACGCATAGAGAATAACCAAGACGACTCGTTAAAACTCCATACAGACCTAATGGCCAGGCTCACAAAGCAACTTGCTGATCTCGAGAAGAAAGAATTGGAACAATGGGATGCTCAGTACGACCCTGATCCAGCTAAGAGACTTCCTCAACATATCTTTGCCAAACTCAATGAGAAAGTGTTAAAAGAAAAAGAGGAAGTAAATAAAGCGTTAGCCAAAGCTAAAGACTCTGCTCCAAAACATATCAATTATCGAGATGAGTTAATTAAGACTAAAGATGCTCTGAGAATATTGGAAGATGTCGAATTAGACGCTAAAACAAAGAATCAATATCTTAAAACAGTGATTTCTAAAATGGTGTACGAACGAGATCCAATTGTACAAATCACAAAAGACAATGCTGAGAAATATAACATGCAATCGTCCAAGGGTACAAAATACTATAACCCTCCCTATAAGATAACGATTGAGCTTAAGTGTGATTAATTTAGGGAACATTTAAGCCCTGGTTCATAGGGATATACATGATACCGAAAGTGATATATCAAGGTTTGTTGAGTAAAAAGAAGAGGCCCTGTAGAATATACGGAGCCTCTTTTCTTATTATTTATTAATCAAGAACTCTTGCAAATCATCTCTGGCATGTTTGAGATTCTCGATACCATTACCAGTTATATCATGGTTAATTATGACTAGCAAGCACTGAAGAATCATACGGTTAGATTCTTCGTACTCTTTTAGTCTTCGATTATCGTTATCGAGAAACTGATCGTGCTTTACTACCTTAGCTTTCAAATCGTCATTCGGTTTACGTACCTCTTTGACAATTTTCCACACACCCCAGAGAGCTGCTATCAATCCACAAATATAAATAATCTGTTCGGATTCGACAGTAAACCCTGTTAATAACATTAGTAATCCTTACCTTTCTTAGAGATTGTCCCGTCAATAAAATTACTAAATGCCTGATGGAAACCAGTAGAAGCAAGACCCATAACAGCGCCGTATACAATAGACTCAACCGATGGTCCGCTCACCACAGCGTTGAGTACAGCACCAATCACTGCAAGAATGACTGGAATATCGTCATTAGGAATCTTCTTTAAAAAAGTCGCATGTTTGATGATATAGCCTACCACCAGACAAGCGACTAAAACTACAAGTACAAAATGCTCAGTTAAAATTGTAAAATCCATAATAAATCCTCCTTAAATGTCTTCTGCTCCCTCAAACTCAGGAAGAGTCTTAAGGTATTCGTAAGCTTCTTCAACAGTCATATTTTCTTCATACTCTTTTTCGTATGTAACAGCTACCTTATAAGGTTCTGTTTCGCTGTTTTCCATATTTCGTCCTGCTGCATCAATATAAGACAATACTGCAATTGACACATGACTATTGATTGTCGACATTACATATAAAATTCGATGATAATTTGTAACCACGCCATTATCCTGGCGGATTTCTTTCTTTAAAGCCATTTTGACCCCTCCTTATGAGAATGTGACTTTTATACTAGCATAAATACCACAGGCACTATTATTCTCTACATTCGTTGTGTTTGCCATTACAGCAGTTATTTTAATATGGTTTCCGCCATTGGCTAATGTATACCTGTACAAACTTGGTTTAGCGAATGTTGAAGCTGCTGATCCATATAAGTATTTATTATTTTGTCGAACACAAAGACCATCGACACTTGCTATTGTCACTGTTGGATGTCCGATAACCGGATTGTTAAGTGGTAATTGGAATGTTACATCTGTACCAGAGTTTGTGATATAACCTCCTACCTGAATAGTCGTATTGAAACTGTCGCCTTTTGTCATATATGGTCTCCATGTGGCATTGGGGTTTTTAAGTTGAAATGTTAATTTATCACCGCCTCGTAATACTGTTTCTCTGCCACCATGACTATATTGACCGTATCCTATTGATAACTTATTATTACCGTCCATGGCTATCAATTCACGATTCGTCCCATCAGTATCTCTCTCAAATATACCAGAGCCGTTTGTGTTTATATAGATGTTTTTCTGAACATCAATATGGCCGCTAGCCGTTACCCCAAAAGCGTTTGATAATGAGCCATCACCCGGGCCATTTCCTACGATAAGTAAATATTTATTATTAGTATCTACAATGTTATTCATGCCAAATACTGCTTGATATTCACCATTGGCTTGAAGTCCATATCCGTGCGCAAATGATGCAAAACCAGAGGCTCCACTCTTCATTCCTCCGACATGCGATAAATGTCCGGATGCTATATTAGCATTTCCTTCAGCGTGTGAAGCATATCCAGACGCTTCGCATAGCCAACCTTCAGCCATCGAATATAAACCATTTTCTGTTGGCTGTATTCCGACTCCATCGACTTCGTTAAAACTTCGCACACCTAGAGTGTAAAAAGGACCTGTTACTTTTGAGCCGGATGCATTTACTGCGTTACCAATACTAATTGATGCTACAACATCAGTATCATCGCCAACAACAGTATTTTTATCATGAACTGTTAAACCTGTTGCTTTTACGACTGTATAACTATTTGAAGTATCGCCCAATACAACTTCTTCTCCGAAACTAGCAACGTCACCAACCCTTAATGTATTTTTATCTGCTGAACTAGGAGACGTTCCGAAGAATGTTACAGTCTTACCATCAGCACCGATATCCATTACTGGTCTGGCACTTGGTAATACAACCCTTTTGATAATAGCAGACGGTCTAACTGAATCCTTAATAGCAATAGTGAATTGATATGCTTTTGACAGATCATACGTACCGACCAATACTTGTGGCGAGGTCTTACCCTTTAAGTCAGTTTCATAGACTTCTCCGTCAACATTATATCTCGCCCAAAATATAGTTAGAGAGTTTGTCGCACCAGCTACAGTAGCTTGATATGAAGGTGTAAATGTTAATACCGGTTTTTCATCAGCATTCCTGTCTACAGTAGCAACCACATCAGGAGGTGAATAAGGATATACAGTTATCCAATCCATTTGTGAAACAGAGCGACCGCGACTGTCGGTAATTTCTATTGTAAAGAACCATCGTGTATATGTTGCCGTTGGATCATTGCAGGTAAACGTACCAACATCGAATGTAACCGCTGTATTTGTCGTTCTAGATACTGCTGGTACGTTTTGTATATAATCGGTATTATTAATAGTAAGTTTCACTGTCTGACTAGCACCATATACTCCTGGAACGTTGATTGTAAATGTAAACGAACTAATACCAGCAATGGCTTTATTGTTAAAACCAGGTAGACCCGCATATTGAAACTTAACAGATGGTTTAATAGACGCCTTTAACTTAAGTGTGATAGTCGCATAGTAAGCCATTCTACGTCCATTACTACTTTCAATAGCGATCTTAAGTGTTCCTTGGTCACTCTTCGTCATTAATGGCGCAAAAATTTCCGTCGTAGGTGTCCAAGTAAATTGGGTAACTGTAAGTCCTGTGACTACTGTTTTTGATGTTGTTACTCCATCGCATATAAAATCATATTTAAAAGAATATGTGACATCATTCGTTGTCATATCTATCTTAGACATTTTAAATGTTCCGGCGGTATCTGTTGTCATTTCTTTTGGATAATCGTATAAAGCATAATAACCATCACTAGCCATTTTGACCCCTCCTTTCAAATTAAAAAAAAGACCCCTCACATACAAGGAGGAGCCTTTTGTATTAATTGATTATTTATTGATGTCGCCAGGTATAAACAGTGCTTTACTCCATCGTCCTTCATATTTACCAAACACTGGTTTAACTCTGACATACCAATCAATATGAGCGACTCGATCGTAAAAGCCTACACCGCCACCGAGCCAATAGCCATAGTTTGTACCTGTTACATATTCGGTACTGCAACCCTTAAATTTCTTATTTCCGCTTAACTGAACTTTATACTTAGTTGCGCCCTTAACACCATTCCATTTATAATTAAACTTTCGTGATCCAACTCCAATATAATTATGTGTCAATTTAAGCTTAATCGACTTATGAAAACGAGAATTAAGGAAATTCTTATATTCCTGTCGCCATTCAGTCATATGTCTTGTTGTTTCTTTGGCGTTAGCATTCGCTGGAATGATTGACAATGCTAAGAGAAATGTTAATAATAACGTGATAATACTTTTCTTTTTCATAATATGTACCTCTTTTTAAACAATTGTTAAACTGAAATTACCATTAGGTCTAGGGGTAAACTGTAAACTACCTACTTTAAGTGTGGTGTGAATTTCTCCTTCGTTAATATTAAACTTCTGACCTGTGATCCATGCTGTTGCATCCGGATCTGGGGTAACTTCTTCGTCGCTAGTTCCTTTAAACTGAATTGCATCATTACCTATTTTAAGCTTTAAATCGCTGCCGGATTCACCTAAGATAATATCTCCATTTTGAAGTGTGATATAATCAGTATGATTTGCTACATCAGCTTCATCAGTTCTAATTAACTTATTAAAGTTAAACTGCCAACCGTTGACGTTTTGAATCATTGTAGTGGATGAATCTATGTAAGCATTTAAGTTACTCGAAATTGTGGCTACCTCGGATTGAGAAGCTTTTAATGAGATCTCTGTTTTGTTGCTCTCAATTTCTGTATAAGCGTCGTCAATACGTGTCTTAATATCCTCTGGAGCAGGCGTCCAATCAGTTGGTCGTGTTCCGAATTCCAGTTTCGGCGAACTCAAATAAGCTAATGACGTTTTACCGGGTTCAGCGTAAACATCAATTGATGCTTCAACTCGTGTACTATCACCAGAGATAGTATAGACCGCATATAAACGATTCCATCCAACGGATAAACTAGCAGCCGAAGGAAGATTCTTCGGATAGTTATTATTAGGATTATCCCATTTAACTGTTCCATTATCAGTATACACAACTCTAAATTCATAACCAGATACACTACCAGCTTCCGGAATATATAACCATGCTGACAACACAAGATCCTTATTTAAACAATCAGCGATTGGTACTGACAATCGTTTATTAGCATATGTTTCAGTAATACCATGATATTTAGTTCCGCTTGTATCTGTGTTATTCGCATATAACTTCAATGTATGATTATTATTAATTTGATAAGCATCATCAATATACGATTGATAGCCGTTATTGAAGCTAGAGTCGATGAGTAAATTCCGACCACCAATATTCAAAGCATCCATAGCAGACTGAACATTATTTGCAGTCTTTGCTGCGGCGACAGCTTTATTATAAGCTTCTTTAGCTGCTTCGTAACTCGATGATTTGGAGACTTCAGAATATTTCAGCTCGCCATCGCTCATAACAGTTTGATCAACAAAATATAACGTCATAGTAGAACCAGAAGTGTATGACGGTTCGGTCTTACTCCATTTTGAACTAATAGCAGCCCCATCCGCAGGTTTGGACGGAGCCGCTAAAGTTGAAGATTGAAGTAAATAATACCGGGTTACCTTGTCAATATCTATGACTTTATACAATGTTACTTCGACCCTACATTTTACAGCCATAGATTGCACCCCCTCTATTATCCTTCAAGCTGGAAGTAATATGATCCTGTGTTTTCGATATCGTCTGCTGAAACAGTCAGAGTCTTAGACGTAGCGATAGCTGTGGCTGATCCTGTCTTATACCATTTAATAGAACCGAGATTATTTCCTACAACACCTGCGTCAGAGATTGTCTGCTCGACAGACCCTTTCCAAATATGAGCAGTCATTACAGTAGATCCTGTGTTGTTTTTGAAAATATATCCGTTCGAAAATGTAATAGCACCACTGATGGCATCAGCTCCGGCAGCACCTGTTGCTCCCTGTTTAGCTACACTATACTGAGGATCTGAATTTGTTCCATTTGTATATGTGAATACTGTCTTTGTCCAGAGATACTGACCTGCTGATACAGATGGTGGAGTAGACTGCCATCCACTACCCGGTGCTGAAGTATTCGATGATGATGCTGCATAAGTGATAGTCGCTTTAGAAATACCATTACCCGTGGCACCAGTATCACCTTTGCCGCCCTGAACACCTTTGATGCTTCCAGCATAAATCCATTTAGCTGTTGACGCATCACCTGCAACTGTACATTTGTATGTATAGCCAGTTGATGTATTGAGGTACATATCATTTACACGAGCATTTGCTACTCCTGAACCGGAGAATGCTGTAGCCGTAGTAGATGTACCTGTGATACCAGTACCTGAATACCACTGAGATCCTTGAGTACCTGTGGCACCGGTTGAGCCCTGCTTAGCTACACTATAACTTACAGATGTGGTATTGTCGGTATATGTTGTTGTAACTCTTGTCCAAAGGAATTGTCCTGCTGATACTGATGGAATAGTAGTAGACCATCCACTTGTTGGAATCGATGTATTGGATGAAGATCCAACATATTCAGTAGTAGGAGTTCCTTTAATACCTTTACCAGTCGAACCTGTCGGTCCCTGTTTAGATACAGAGAATGTAAACTTCTTGTTCATTGTTACTTCGCCATCTAATACGATAGGGATAGTAGCCTCACAAGTTGTTGAGATTGTCTGTGTTGTCTTAAAAGTAATCTTAACCTGAGAGGTTCCGTTATTCTCAACTGTGGCTGTAATACCAGTAGGGCATACAATGTCTGCCTGAGCTACAGTTACATTCTGGATTCTGTTAGATCCCTGCCAACCGTAAGCCTCAGTAACACATGTATTATTAGCTCCAATACCACTCTGACTACCAGTCCAGTTGTATGTATCGCTCGTTAACTGGGCAGAATACCCATCGGTAATATCGATAATCGTTGCTTGTGCAGTAGCTTTAATTGCCATGTTATTTTCCTCCTTGAAATAAAAACATTGTTTTTTATTAGTTAATCGGTTATCAATTCACATTCGAATGATATTTGAGTGTCCACATCTTCTGGCGATAAGACAAACTTAAAACCATTATCTCTAAACCTTGAATCAGAGGATGATATAATTCCATATTCTTCGTCGGTTAGACGTAGCCAATACCACTGAAGATATGCATTCTCACCAAAAACTTCTTTCATGGTTGCAGCATCGGTTATACGCTGTTTGCCGTGATATATCGTGATATACAAGATTGTAGATACCGCATTGTTTTTAAACGCTATTCCTTTGGATGAAGTCATTGTCATCAATGTTGTTATCTCATCCTTTAACTCGTTTACCTCTTCTTTAGTAGCAACACTCTTAGAAGAGATCTTAAGGCTGGATGCTGAGATATTTAATTCTCCAGTTACAGTATTGAAATCAAACGATGAATTTTTACCAGTAAGCTTAAAACTACCATCAGCATAAGCCTGAAGTGGAGCCTCATTCTTACCTGTAAGAGATCCATCACCCATACCGATTCCAACCGTGGAAATATAAATACCACTATTAGGATCTTTGATAGACGTCTTACCACTGTAAATAGCATTACCGCTCATATCAAAGCCAGCGATCTTAGCCTGAAAAGCTGACAAGTCTACAACGTCAATCGAAGCTGCCTGAATCTTCTGACTATTTACGTCGGCCTCAGATACACCGTTTGCCAAGTTGATAGCCTTGACGATTGAGTCTTGTCCGTCTGGACCAGTAATTATAAGTCTATCAGTCTTAATCGTGCCGGCAGTGATTGTGTCAGCGTTGATGGACTTAATCTTTGCTGCTTCAATTGTGGCATCGGCAATCTTAGCGTTCGTAATAGCACCATCATGAATAGCTGCTTCACCAATAGAACCATCTTTAATAATTCCATTTTGAATCCAAGCGTTATTAACGTTGGCAAGGTCAATATCAGCCTTCTTAGCAATGAGTTCATCTGTTGTAATCTTACCGGCTTCAAGGGTACTAATCCTAGCTGTAGCAGCGTTAAGATCGTCAATGTTAGCTTTATTAGCATTAAGTGTATTAATGTCGGCTTCGTTTACGTCAAGTCGTCCTTTGATAATAGCGTCTTCGGCTTGAAGGCTTTCAATCTCAGCATCTTTAGCCTCGAACTTCTCAGTGGTAAGATTAACAAATTTACCATAAGTAGCAGACAAGTTATTAATCTGAGCATTTGTAGCGTCAAGATTTGTAATTGTTGCATATGTGATTTGAGCCGTAGAAGCGTCAAGTTTATCAGTCTTTAACTGCTTAATCTCGGCTTCGTTGGCCGTGAGCTTACCGGTAATTGTCACATTAGTTGATTTAAGATTAGCAATCTCACCCTCACTGGCGGTGAGCTTATCTCTGATCGTCACATTCTCAGCAACTAAGTTATCAATCCTACCAGTCTGAGCCTGAAGATCTTTAATATCTGCTTTATCAGCGACAATGGTCTCAAACTCTGTAACCTTATTAGCAACTTCCTTAACACTATCAGTCCTAGCCGCAGGAGAAGATACATTACCGATTACAGTGGCCGAATGTTTGACAATATTAACAAGAACTCTTTCGCCGTCCTTAGAATCAACAGCAGAAACAATGGGGGTTAACAAATCAGAACCATCCAGTTTAACATACTTAGAGCCACCGTATTCTACTATTGTTCCATAGATAGGGGCCGTGCTGGTGTTTCGGCTACTATCCTGCTGCATAACGCTAACAAACTTAGCCACCAAATCACTAGATAGATTCATAATTCATCACCCCCATAATTTTGCTGTGAATTTTGCTGTTTCAGTTACTTTACATCCAGACGAACAATCAATTGACTGTTTTATAACTTTAGCTTTAATCCCATTCATACCCGCTCTTGAATATTTCAATCGGACACAATCCCCAAGTCGAACAGGGCAATAACCATGTGAATATGAGATTGTATACTCAACTGAAGATAATTTCTTGAGAAGTGTTTTAGCGTATACCTCAAGCTGAGCTTTTGTCGGTTCACCAGCTAAATCTGGATCGGTATCTCGATGAATAATCTCTCGTCCTCTATTCACAGTGGACGTTGGACTATTCTCATCATCATTCGCCACTCGAATATAATAATTAGCACCATTACCCGAATACACCACTTCCACTACATTAGGCACACCATACAAATCATGATCCATAGATATGTCTGGATACAATATTGAACTGTTTCCATCATCATATGTCCATACTGGCTGGAGCGATTCAATGTCCTGATCTGGGACAAATATAAGTCTACTTAACTCGTCCAGATCAAAACTGTATTTAGCATTTGCTATCAGGTCTGATACGAAAGTCAACCAAGTATCATCTGTATTTGCTACGAAGTCGTCATATAGTGTTTCAGAATTTGTTGTCTTAACAACTGGCGCTCTCATATGCTCTCGACAGATTATGTATGCGTTCTCCATAACATTCGCTTTCTTGAGAATAGAGTATCCAAGTGGTGGTGGATTCTCTTTAAGTTCTAATAATGGTGTATAAGCATCCATCGTGATTTTCTTAACCTTACCATCAAATGATGTAGACGGGGTTTGGACAAGAAATGTTCCTAACGGATGCTTCTCTCTTTTTCCATTTTGAATTGTTATAAGGTAAATACGAACGTAGCATTCTCCGAGAGACTCGGTAGCCTCAATAGAAGCTGAACCGAGCGTCTCAGAGTCGCTGTCACGTTCTACACTACTCTTTGTAATTGTCGTTATCCTTTGGTCATCCCTCCATGTACCAGGATCAACAGTATAGTATTCGAAGGTTTGTTGCATTGACGCACCCCAATCAGGCATATCAAACACCTCCTTCAACTCTGGTAATCTCAAGAGTTACCGGTATTGTAAGCTGACAATGTGTCTGACTCATAGAGACGGATATGTTTGCCCAATAACCAGTTCCTGATGGCTCACGTACATATACGTCACCAGTCCAGATTGCTAAACGTCTTAAAGCATATAATGTTTCCTCATCGTCTTTAGGTATTTCGACCTTCCATGAAGCCGTCTCACCAAGCTGAGTACCATAGTAACTCACAGGGCGTTTACGACCTACATATTTAACAAGGGATACATCGATGTCGTTCTTGTCAGATACGTCAATGTTATATGGAAGAATCACCATTGACCCACTCCATGTTGGTTCATCTGGAATTTCACCCTCGTTCACTTCTGATGTAATAAGGTTATTCCATGACTCATTCCACTGAATAATTACAGAAGATTCGGATATCGGATACCCTGGGAGGTCTACATAGCTAACTGCTCCTGTCGCATTTGACGTAACGACAACACGATATCTTCCGTAATCCAAAGCTGGATGAGGGTCAGTAACATATATATTACTTGTGTTATCAAGTCCAGTTGCTATCTCGATAAATTCACCGTTATAATCTCGACGATATACACTAAGAGTTACACCTTCTACAAGAATCTCATTAACAGTTTCTTCTTCATTATCGGAATCTTCCGCTGGTGTTTCCGTAGTTTCATCAGCAGTTGTTGCAGGAATTTCTTCGTCTGGAAAATATTCATCAGGAGTGGTAAAACAATACGGTCTTATTGAACATGAATAAGTATCTTCGTTATAAATAATCTCAGCATCAGGACCATACTCTTCTTCAACCCAATCTACAGTAAACTCTGATTCGGCCTCAGCAGTCAATCCGGAATTCATAGTAACTATACAGTGAACTTTATATGTCTTACCATTTTCGAGATCGATATTATTTGCAGATAACTCAGCAATCAATTGAGTCTTTATATCGAAGTATTTCGAATATATTTCCTCGTTCGCACTTACGAGTTTCTCGTTACCTATCTGATCTTCGGTCTCATAATCTTCTGTAGACACAACGGTTAGATGGTAACCGATAGGAGATTGAGACTGTGGTCCAGGTATACCTTTAACATACAAAGGGAATGATTCCAAAGATTCGATATCTTCGTCGCTTGTATTTGTTAAATGTAATTCAAGCGTTGGCGGGGCATAAATATCAATAGTTCTTTGAACTGACCAATCGCCATAAACGCCAGTCACACCGGCAGTTCTAACTCGCCATTGAACCGTAGCTCCATCGCTATATGCATTCGTATCTATGGTATATTGATAAGTCGTTTCTTCTCCTTCGTCCTTAGGAGTATAAGTAAAATCTTTTGGACTCTTATCAACACCATTGACAAGTAATTCTAAGTCAGCTTTTGTTGCTTTAGAGCCGTCATTGGTGTTATGTACCCAATATAAAATTACTTTCTCGCCGACGATTGCTGTTGTGGAAGATGACCACGTTGTTGGCGCTGCTGGTTTCTGACCAACCTTACAAGATTTAATTGGAGTCCATCCCGATTTCCCTTGTTCATTTACAGCCCTTACTCTGAAGAAATATTCGTCGCCATCTTCAAGACCTGAAATTATTGCTGTAGTACCAACTTCTATAGTCTTACTTGAGACCTTATCTGAATTCGTATCAAAATATGCTTTATTGGTGGTATATTCCACTTCATACCCAGTGACGTTTGATACTTTGGACCACACACATTTAATTTCTGTGGTAGACGTCGCATTTAAAGATGTTATATCTTTTGGCGCATTCGGTATCGTCGTTACTTCTGATGAAAAATCAGACCAATCACTATATAACGTTTTGATAACTTTCTTATTCTTATATATCTCACGAATAGCTCGACATTTAACCTTGTACTTTCCGCCAGCATCAACATTCCACGAATAAGAAGCTGTTCTTTGAACAACATTAGCCTTATTCTGTTTGAAGACTTTACCACTATTATTCTTAACAACATAGAATTCAATCTTTGTTGGTTTATTAACACCTATGTCTATATTTTCAACTTTAGCTGTTAATTTGTACTTTTTTATCTCAAGAGAAGGAACAGATGGTTTGTCTGGCTTTTGGCTTTTGCTGAATTGGACGATCTTTGATTTAGACCATTTACCAGTCCAATAATGCACTTCTTTGGATGTCTTCTTTTTCTTTCCTTTGACTTTCTTGGTTGTTGTAACCTTATGTGTCTTGGAAATTGCTTTGACGTTGAATTTAACGCTGGTAGCATTAGACGGTGGATTATAAGTTGACTGTTTTCTAGTTTCAGTCGAATCAGAACCAACAAACCAAATACCATCACCTGTAGAATAATACCATACGCATCGATATTCTTTCACATGAGATCTAGTAAATCGCCAAGTAGCGAACACCGTATTTTCAGAGTTTGACTGAATGCCCATGCGACTTATTTTCGGTGTTAAAGAATTATTCTTCTTTTTCTTGATTTTCTTACCTTTTGTGTTTTTGAGCGATAAAACCTGACCGATATACAATTTATCAATGTTCTCAATATCGTTTAACGCTCCTAACCGTTGGGCCGCAGCCATGGCATTAGATCCATAGTTATACGTTGAATTGTACTTCCAGGCGATCTCGGACAAAGTATCGCCTAAAACTACAGTATACATTTCATCAGCCAAGCTTATCGCCTCCTTTCTACTCTAGCTGCTCTAAATATAGTTTCTACTGCATCAGAGATACCACTTCCATCATCGTAAGTAACGCCATTAATATTATTATAAGTATTACCAACACTACCCATGTCTTTACGAAGTTTATTGATGGCCGATACAACGTCATCAATATTTCCATTTTGACTGTTTTCGTCCATTAATGTCTTGATCGCTCTAATATTAGATGTTGGCGAAACCATAGGATTACTAAATAAACTTCCTATAGTTGACGCCTGATCCTTAACATCAGATAAATCTACTACCGGACGAATTGTAGGTGTTGATTCAGCAACCTTATCAACCAAATTAGCTGCTGACGAGATTGCAGATGAAATTGACTGTGTTGCCGCTTGTCCCATGCTATGACCGGCTTTATATACTTTCTTAGTCATAGATTGTGTACCTATAACAAGACCTTCGCCAAGCCATTTACCTGCTTTAATGGTATCTTTTGATGGTGAGTTAGAATGCTGACCATCTTTCTCACCTCTTACCGCAGCTTGACCTAAAGCATAACCTGCTGCATATGCTGCTGATATCTTACCTCTAACACCTGAGATTAACCCAGCACCAAGATAAGCGCCATTTGCATACATCGTTCCATAACCTGTCTTTGACGCTGAAGCTGCTGAAGTAGCAAGTGCTTTAGCCGCCGATACAGCAGCACCTTTCTTAGACGTTATACCTTTAACAAAGCTAGTTGCTAACTTAACACCAGATGAAGTGAATGATGATGCTTTACTTGTGATGGATTTCTGCATAGAACTAACCATACTTGTAGCTGCTGATTTAACAGAACTGGAGTTTGATTTAATTCCACTGGATAATGCTTTAGTAAGATTTCGTCCAGCACTTGTAATTTTGCTTGTGCCTTTACTAAACGCAGAAGCAACCTGACTAACATTTGTCTTGCCTAATTCAGAAATAGCAGATTTAAACTTACCGACACCACTCGTATCAAGTCCAGCAAGACTTGAAATGAATGACTTAAGTCTGTTAGCTGCTGTGATTGAACTAGATACTGTACTGACATTCATCCCAGATACTGAATCACTATATGATTTAATAGCTTTACCAAGACTACCAACTTTAAAGTTACTTATGGAGCTACTATCAAATCCAGATAATCCGCGAACAAATGATTTAAGTCTATTCGCTGCTGTTATAGACTTAGAGACTACCCCGGTGTCAATATCAGAAACTTTATTGTTATAACCTTTAATAGCATCGCCGATACCTTTTACCTTCTTGAAGTTGCTGATTCCGGATGTATCTAAATCAACAATACTCTTAGCAAAGGCAGCAATTCTTCTACCTAATGTTATAGATAGAGATATCTTACTTGTATCGACTTCGGCTACTGAATCGCCAAATGATTTCATGGCTGTGCCGAAGGCCGAAATCTTAGTTCCAAACTGCTGAAGATTCATCTTACCATCAAACCAATGTTCTTCCGGTAACGCTTTCTGAAGAGCTGATAACATTTTACCTGCTTGGGTTGCAGTTTCAACAGCACTCATATCAATAGCATTATCACCAGTTAATGACTTCGAAATCATAGAAAGAGATTTAGCAAATGATGATGCCTGAATACCTAAAGTTGATAAGTCTCCTGATCCGGTTAAAACTTGCATTAATCCGTTAGCTGGTTCAACCGATGACTGAAGCGCAGCTAGTGCTTGTCCAGCATTTGCTAAGTTTTCAATATTCGTAAAGTCTGCTTCTTTGAGTCCGGAGATAGCCTGAGCTACCATTTTGATTGATCCTGCGAATGCAATCACCTGATAGCCTAACGTACTTAAATCTTGTGATCCGCTTAGAGCTTGCAATAATCCATTAGCAGGTGCAACAGCAGACTGAAGTGCTGCAAATGCCTGACCGACATTAGCTAGACTCTCAAGATTTGTAAAGTCCGTTTCCCCCATTCCTGAAATTGCCTGAGCAACCGACTTAATAGAGTAAGCAAACATTGAAGCTTGATAACCTAAGGTGCTTAAATCTTGAGAACCGGCTAAAGCTTGCAATAATCCATTAGCAGGTGCTACAGCAGACTGAAGCGCTGCTAAAGCTTGTCCTGCATTTGCTAAACTTTCAATATTACTGAAATCGGTTTCACCCATTGTAGAAATAGTCTCGGCGATTTTCTTCATTGAATTGACAAATGCGATGGCCTGGGAACCAAGAGTGCTTAAATCTTGTGAACCACTCAGTGCCTGTAACAGACCATTAGCCGGCTCAACCATAGATTGTAAATCAGCTAAAGCTTGACCTGCATTGGCAAGACCTTCCACGTTCGTAAAGTCTGTTTCATTCATTCCAGAGAGTGATTGAGCAACCATTTTGATTGAATCTGCAAAAGCTACAGCCTGCGTGCCAAGCTCTCCGAGATTCTTTTCTCCAGCCAATAATTGAAAAAGTCCATTAGCTGGTTCAACTGTAGATTGAAGTTCTGTTAAAAGCTTACCGACATTCGCCGCTGCTTCTATAGCACCGGGGTCTATATTACCGGAAACTTTTTGTGAGAAGCTTACTATAGCGTCTCCAAACGCATCCAACTGTGTTTTGAATGTTTCCATTGAAGACGTTCCGGTAATGAATGACGATATAGCTTCAAGAATGTTTTGTCCCGTTATCTTACTAAGAAGACTAACAATGTTGTCTACACCCTCTATCGCTGTACTGTCGATAGTCTTAGCGCCTTCTATAAATGGTTTCAAATTTTCCATGAAGGACGACAAATTTGTTCCGATTTCTGGCAAGCTAGATGAGAAACCTTTAGCAACTCCTCCGGCTATACCGCCAATAAATTGACCAATAGCCGTTCCTATTTTTTGTAGGAAATTTCCGCCTTCTTCGACAAGCCAACTTAATCCCGGTATTTGAGCCAATCCGCCGATTGCTGCTAAGATAGCTGACATTTCAGCTATAAGAACTCCAACTCCAAGTAAGCCAGCCATAGCTGATGGAATAATTGCAGTTATACCAGCCAGAGCATAAGCTAAAGCTGACATCATTCCGACAGCAAGTATCCCTTTTAATAAATTAGCTGTATCAATTCCATTTAATGCGTCGGCAACACCTTCAAAGACTTTAGCTAATAAATTAACAAAAGCCTGAATTAGCTCAGGAGTATGCACAGCAAGACTGTTTATTACGCCTATGAGTAATTCAAATAATGAATCTGCTATTTGCGGTGCATATTCAGCTAATGCTTTCAGTGATTCTGAAATTAACTTAAGGAAACTCTCAGCTAATTGTGGGGCAGCTTCTCCTAATACCTTAGCAATTTCGACAATACCGTTACCAATTATCTTAGCAATTGTAGGAACAAGGTCTAATATGCCTGTAACAATAACCGTTAATGCTGCGACTATTGCTGTTGCACCAGCTGCTCCTGCTGCGGCTAATGCTGTTATTCCGGCAGATATACCAATCAATCCAACACCTATTCCAGCCATACCAACGCCGAGTAATGCAAATGCTGCGGATAAACCAAGTATTGTAGGAACTATAGGGCCTAATAAAGCTCCAGCTACTCCTATTACAGTAAATGCCCCAGCCAAAGTCAGTAAGCCTTTACCTATTTCAGTCCAACTCATGTTACCTAGAGTTTTTATTACAGGAACAAGAATTGCTAACGATGACGCAGCCACTAATAACGCCGCCGAACCGCCAAGTGTTCCTTTCATAAGATTCAAACCGATGGCTAACTCGCCTAGAGCAACTCCAATAGCGATTAGACTTTTACCAACGTTCTCTTGACTCATTCCGCTGACATCGTTTAGTGCACTGGCGATTACTTTTAATGCGGCAGCTGCAATAACAAGACCTGTCGCTTTAAATACAGCGCCATTTGGTATCAGTCTCATAGCTATTGCTAATTCTGCTAAAGCCCCGCCCATACCAGCAAGACCTTTTCCGATTGCATTCCAGTCCATACCTCCGAAATCAGCCATTACGGAAGCGAGTATCTTCAGAGATGCCGCAATTAACATCATGGAAAGACCAGTACGTGTAATGTGTTTAGCGTAACTAGCAATATTCGTAAATGCTGATATCTCGAGTAATAAACCACCGATTGCTGCTAAACCTTTTCCTATGTCTTCCCAACTCATTTTTGAGAAATCTTTACATGCCGAGGCTAATATCTTCATAGCGCCGGCTAATGCGATAAGACCAAGAGACCCTTTAATCATCTTTGAACCAGTTGCTGACATAATTACAGAAGCAGCTACTAATTCCCAGAGAAGAACTGAAACGCCAGTTAATCCAACAGCTAGCTGATCCCAATTCAATCCAGATAAAGATTTCAAAGCTGTAGCAAGTATAAGTATAGCCGCAGACATTCCAACCATTTTGACGGCTGTTGTATCAAACAGTTTGGACGATCCACCCCACTTATTCATTGCTGCCATCGCTGCTACTAATTCAGTAAATAAAACAGTAATTGCAGTTATCGCTTGATTCATTGAATCTGGGTCAATCATAGATATTAAGTATAATGATCCTGCCAGTATAGCAATAGCTGATGCTATTTTAAGTAAAGTCCCAGCTTTAAGCTGTTTTTGGTAAGCTTCGAAACATCCTCGAACATCGTCTAATATGCCGGTAACGTTTTCAAGCACACCACCAAAACCGTCAAAAGCATCGTCGATTGTTCCAGTGAATTTTTTGATAGTAAGTAAAATTCCAGCAATTAAGCCAGAATTTAGCACTTCGAAAATGTCACCTTTACCAAATGCATCAGATATAGCTTGTTCAATAGATCCAAATGTTTTGACAACAGAAGACCCAACTTTAGTTATGACATTCCAAAGACCTTCAAAGAACCCAATAAGTCCATCAAAGACTTTAGTGTCAAATCCTGATGTAAACGATTTATTAAACAAATTAACATCTTTAATTGAGGAACTTAATTTAGATAAGAAATCTCCTATATGCCCAGTTACCGTTAATATTCCACTACCTAAACCTTTGAAATTTCCAACAAGACTAAATAAGCCTTTTCCGAGTGTCTTAACGACATCTAATCCTACTCTGAAAACTGAGAAAACACCTTTGAATGTACTATGTATTTTCTTAGCTGTGGAATCACTTACAATTAAGCCTTTTGTAAAATCTCTAACACTTTTTGTAATTTCATATAACTGTTTTGCGGTCGTTCTTGGAAATATCTCTCTAAACGCTTTACCTATAGGCGTTATTACTTTACCTAATGCTGTGAATACATTCTTAAATGATTCAATTAAGGCAGTACGTCCACCTAATTTAGCCCAACCTTTAACAACCTTGTTACGAGCATCAGCTGATTTGTTTATCATTCCACTAAGTGCGTCAGAAACATCAGTCCATAAAGTTTTAGCCTCTTCAAAATCGCCAACGATGGTTCTCCAAGTTTCAGTCCATCCCGAGCCTAAAGCTTCTTTCACTGTATCAATTAACTGACTGAATGTTTTAACTTTTGTGGCTGCTTGACCAGCTGTTCTAGCCATGTCAGCCATTTCTTTAGCCTGCTTTTTAGAATATCCCTGGTCAACGAATTTCTTAACAGCTGCTTCATATTCTTCCTGAGTATCTGCCGCTGTCGCAAACTGGTCGAGGGTTTGAGTAAGAACTTCAGTAGTAAGCCATCCTGTTTGTAAGGACTCTCTAAACGATCCTTTAGCAGAGATAGCGTCTTTCGCCCCGGTTTTTAAATGTTCAGATGTACGAACAAGAGCGTCCTGGAATACCTGACCACCCATACCAGCATTAACGACCGAGTTCCAGTCCATAAGTTTGACTGTACCTGAGGCAATGGCCTGAGAAAGCTGATACATTGCAGTTGATGCCTGCTGTGAAGATGAACCTGATACCGCTGCCAAGTTAGCAATACCCTGAATAGCAGATACTGAAGTATCCAACTTAACACCAGCCGCAGTAAACGTACCAATGTTCCTGGTCATCTCTGTAAAATTGTAAATAGTCTTATCTGCATAATGATTTAATTCATCAAGTGCTGCATTTACTGTTTTTACAGTTGTGCCTTCCTTTTGAGTGTTTGCCAGGATTGTCTGAACAGCATTCATCTGTGTTTCATACTCAGCAAAACCATCTTTAATAGGATCAATAGTTAATGCAGAAACCATATTCTTTCCAGCATTAACTGCTGAGTTTGTAATGTTAGCAAGAGCAGTTACACCCATTACTTGTAATGCTGAGAATTTAGCAGTTACAGCCTCGACTCCAGACCCAAGACCTGACATATCAACTCGCTTAGCTGCGCTATTAAGTCCTTCTAGCCCTTTGGAGGCACCAGATAGATTTAACTTTTGTTTCAATTTATCAAGAGTTGACATACTGGTCTGAACGTTGCTTTCAAACTGCTTATTATCAAATCGCATCTCAACAACTCTGCTATCGACAGTCGTACTCATATCTTAGTAACCTCCTTCCAAGCTTCGTCAGCCATCTTATCAAAGATAGGTTGAATGGCCGGATTAATATAATCTCGACCCTGAACCCATCCACCAGTTCCAGTTCCGTGTCCATACTGCAAAATAATAGCAATAGGGACTCCTTTATTAATGTTTGAATTTTCAAAGACTATAGCAACAGATCCATTTTGACGTTCTATCGTATAGCTCCACGAGCTGGCTGTTAAACCAGTTTCTGTCGGTGTAGCAGACGCAAGGGCGGCCACTCCTTCTCGGCCATATTTGTCTAATACACCGAGCTTCGCAGTTTCTTTAAGCTTTTCGAAGTAATGAGTCACCTTAGAAAAGTCGCCCTTTTGTCTAAAAGTTATCACGCTAACACCTCCCTATTTCGACTTACTCCATTTATTCAAACCTTCTGGTTTAATGAGTAAGCCTTTCTTCGCTAATGTGAATAACGTGTTTTTAACTTCTGTGCTATCGGCATTGGCTGCTGCAATCTTACCTAAGTTATTGCTGCCAGCACCAATTTCTCTGTTATGTAAGAACTCTGTAATAGTTTTTACATCGTCGTTCTTCAACGTGCTAAAATATTTAACGCCATCAACTCTATCTTTCGTGTAGTCTTTTTTTACTGTCTCCTTTTTAGGAGTCTCTACTGGCGTCAAGAACAATTTCTGCTCAGCAACTCTACGTCTTGTAAGACCACGATAAACTTTACCGCCGGCTTTATTGTACTGAAGCATTTTGTTTGAAATCTCTTTTCTAGTTCTAGTACCGTTAGCGGTTAACTGTTTGATACTGCCAATGTTATAAGCAAATGAAACTAAAGCATCGATTTCGTTCTGATTCCACTTGTATGTTTTGTCATATTTCATAACAAGAGGAAGATACTTCTGGTTTAACGATTTTGTGAGCCATGACTCAGCAGTAGCTTGAGAAATCGTAAGACCAGATTTAATGGTTGTTTTGGTGATACTTTTGTCAGAGTTTGTGATACCATAACCAATGGTCCACACCCCTACTTCATCTTTGTAGGCTTTCAATCTACATCCCTCGAACTCTTTTACGAGATCGATACACTTTTTGCTTACTGTAGCCATTTCTATCACCCCTTAGTATGTAATTGTTTTCGCCGAGCAGCATTTATCTCGGCATTTTGTCTAAGAATTGCTTTTCGACCCATTTTCTTTGGCGGTGCATTTTTAACACTACATACACGTATCAAAGTTAAGAGTCTTTTAATATGCCATTTTTCAAACTCAACAGGAATATTGTTGGCTATCATCCAATAATAAATAAGTTCAGATGTGGTCTGCTCTCCGTTATTCTTAGACTCACTTCGATTAGAAAACGTTGTGGCTGTCATTGGGTCGTTCATGTATTCTCGAATTTCTGCAATATTTGATTGAGTTAATCGGTCGTACACTTTAGGATCAATATTCTTGTCAAGTGTCATGCATTTTATATAATCTATTGTTTCGTCAAGAGTCAGTTCCTTATCAGTTAGAAAAGGTTTATGCCATTTTGACTCCCACTTAGAAAGAGCGATGAGTGAATGTTCTAAGTGCAAAACCTGCTCTTTCTCAACAGTTTGATAGACGAATTCTTCATTAACTTCATCCCATTGTTCTGGTTCAGTAGCTGGTATTGTTATAGTAAGCATTACTCATCCTCCATTGTTTTCATATTTATTCCTGTGCCTGATTGATAGGAATTGGAGTATTAGACTGATTTGCAGCTTCTGCTGCACCAGCCGGAATAATCCCATTCACAAACTCTGCTGCTTTTTCAGCATTCGTACCAAGCTCCATAAATAACTTAGAGTATGCTTCAGTCTGAGAAAACGCTGTTGAAAGTTCTTTAGATTTAACAAAGCGTTTACCGTCAGGAGATTTCTCGCCATAAGCTTTAAGGATGAGCTCTTTAAAGATTTTAATAATTGATGGCACATCCTGTGTCTCTACAATTCTCTGAATCATATCCGAGAAGCCACCAGTTGTACTCATTTCCATTTCCATGACTTCTGCCTGGCTGAGATTGAAATAAAAGTTTTCCGTTCTTTCAACACCGTTATAATCTGTGTAAGTGATTTCCTTCTTTAACATAGTTTTTCTCCTTTCATTTTTAGAAACAAAAAGACCCCGCCTATATAGACAGGGTCCTAATGGTATTTAATTTACGCCGCAGCGCCTTCGATAATAGACTTAATTTCATCAGGTAATGGTAAGCGAGCTTCTGCTGTTGAACTACCGTACAGAACGTCCTCAATAGCTTTCATCTTAGCTGCACCAAGTTTAACAGAATCAAGAACAAGAGATGCTGTAGGTTTGAATCCTGTTACATTAACAGGTGTAGTTGATACTTCCCAAGAGAAAGTGATAGCTTCTGGTGAATCATTTACAGTAGCATATGCTTTCTCAGATGGAGCAGCAAGACAACCGTATACAATATGAAGCTTGTAACCATATTCATTGCCTTTAACATCATTACCGAGTGAAGTTCTGTAACTAAGACCGAATGTCTTACGATCCTGCTGACCGATAGTAACACCTTCAACAAGAGATCCAGAACCGTCGCATTCTGCAAATTCGTCCGGATATGTATAAGCTTCAACAGTGGCTTTGAATTCCTCTGTAGAAAGAAGATTCAAATACTTAATATCATCAGCATATAATGGAGTAGGTTCTGCTCCCTCTGGAGATTCAGTTACAGCTGTAAGACCATTCCAAGCTACGCCTTTTGGGTATGCGCCGTTATCGTCCTGCGGGTAAAGAACTCCCTGTTTTACACCGGTTTCATAAAGTCTTTTACCGGCATCGTCCCATGTTAATCTCTGAGTAGCCATTTATTTGCCCTCCTTTAAAAATATAGACTAAATGTATCATGATTAAGATTATCAGATTTGTAATGCCTGTCATAAGAGCAATACGGCAAACCTAACAACTTATCAAGAACTGGATCATCGGGTTTCTTAGATATAACTGTTATGTCGTATCTATTAATTTTGGAATACTTAGTGTCATTAGCACTGGTAGTCCTAATATTACTTTTGGAGTACACAATAGCTGGGTACTCCATTTTGACGGATTCGGGAGGCTGGTAATAAACCTGTCTACTACCAAGTAACTCTTCTAACTTACTCTGAAGTTCAATCCGTGTTCCCATTGTAGACACCTCCTATTGTAAGATTTAATCGAGGGGGCTGGGTGTCTATATCAGTGATCTTCCATCTAGCTCCCATGATTTCAGCGTATGCCATATGTGAGCAATTCTCATAAGCAAATGGATCAGCTATAATGCTAATCACACTCGTGAGATTGATGTCATCGTTGACATTACCTGACGACTGACGCCTGTACTTATCGCTGATTAGATCACCGTAGTAATCTCTTGTAACAATAGTATCTTCCCACACACCAGGCTCAGTTTCTCCTGTTATAGCATAGCCGATTTTACCAAACCATTTGCTCATAATATTTCACCTAGGCAGATTTAGCTGTGGCAAGATCAGCCTGTGTAGCTGTTGTGCCGTTAGTCTTAGCATAAGTAACTGTAGCAACCTTGCTTACAACTTTGAAGCTGATAGGTTTATACATTACTCCCGTATCAACAATAATCAGCCCCCTAACAAACAGGTCTTCCAGAACATCAGCTGAAACCTTTGTTTTGAAACCTTCTTCCAAGTATGCATAACCGTCAGATTTTACATAAACCTTGGTTACTGCTTCATACATTGTGTCATCATGATGAAAAATTCTATCCATTACAATATCCTCCTTTTACTTATTAGCTAATTGGCTCTTCAAGAGCGATTGCAGAATACAGTTTAATAAGGGAACCTGACAGACGTGTCTCCAACATATATTTATATCTGTTGAAGTCCATGTCGAAGTCTTCGAATTTAGTAATCTCTCCACCCTTTGTGGAACCGAACTGATAGTCAGCAAGGTTTACAAACAGACCAAGAAGACCTTTCTTATGACCATCAGATGTTTCTCTCTGAAGTCCTTCAAACTGCTCTACAGTATGAATTTCACCAACGTTAAGTGCTGCTGCAAGGTCAGCCTTAGAATCGTAAATTCTACGACCATTTAAGTCACGGGCCAAAAGCATTACATTTAACAGATGTGGTGTGCAGTAAAGATCTGGTGTTCCAGAACCTTTGAATTTCTCACGAGAATATAAAGCTGCTTCAATCATAGCCTCAGCTTTGATGTAGTTCTCACTGAAGTTTGCGCCAGTGTTAGTACCCTGAAGTTTAGTCTTAGCTGCTTCAAAGTCTACATCCTGATGGATACAATACAGATCATCATCATGCCAGATTGAACGAATGTGATCTTCATGGATCTTGTCTGGATCGCCTTCTTCACGACCGTCACCAACCAGTGCAGCCATAGCAAGAGTTTCGTCCAGGATGTGACGCATTAATTTCCACTGGTATGCTACAACATCGAAATCTCTGATATCAATAATATCATCACGATGCATATCGTCTTTGATGTAGATAGTCTGAGGATCAGTTGTTCTTCCGATCATCTTGATATCCGCCATGTTCTGTTTGTAGTTACCTTTCTTCTGATAACCCTTAGCTTTCAGCTCAGCAATTCGAGCATCCGCCTGTCTTGTACGAATACGGCTATATGGAGATTTATGAATCTTAGAGATTGCTGCTGCGATCCAACTCTGATCTCTTTCCAGTGTCTCAGGTTCACCTTTTTTAAGCAGCTCGTACTCTGGGAATAATTTCTCAGTATCAGCATCAGTGAATACACCGTGCGCGAGATTACCACCATTCTCCTCAGCGTAAATCTGCATAGCCATCTTTAAGCTACCAACATTGCTCTGTTTCGCAAGTTCAACAATAGCTTCCTCATCGGAATGGCTAAGTACATTTGTCTGCTGCATTTCTTCTTTGTCAAATACATTATGCTTCATTTCTTCCTCATCTCCTTCTTTATTATCGTCGGCAGATCCACCGGCATCATCTAATGCCTGACCAACTAACGCATACATTACGGTTTTCTGTTCTTCATTCATGGAATCAATAACTTCCTGAACAGTCTTGTCACTTCCGGATTCTTCAGGTTTCTTGTTCTGATCGTCCATCTTCTTATCTCCTTTCTCTTCGCTCTTTGGTTCATCTGAATGATAGAGCATGATGTTCTCATCATAAGATGCATAAAGAGTATCCTCTTCATCAGCACTGTGAGCCATAGCGAAATCAATATATGCTCCAGGATTTGCTCCTGCGAGAACCAAACTAAGCTCTCTAATGTTTCCATGTATTACATCTCCGCCCATCTGTTTAAGCTGATTAGCCCAGATAGATAAAGATTTAACATCGCCATTCTGTACAAGTTTCTTGGCAGTTTTACCCTGTTCGGTGTCATTAAACACACCGTAGGCATAAACACCATCATCACGATTCTCGAGTAATGCATGTCCAAGAACTGCGTCAGGATTATTATGTTCGTGGTTCCAGACTAACGGGACTTCACATCCGTCGTTGTCTTTAAACGCATTTTTTCGAATGGTTCGACCATCAGCGCAGAGCAAGTCATTTCTGGTTGCCCATCCGCTAAAATCAAATTTAGCCATTTTGACTTTCTCCTCCTTCTTCATAATATTGAGATTCTTCGTCGGTTGGTCGCATCGTCTCATCAGGCTGACTTATGTTGCTATTGATAAGTTCATCGGCCTTCGGATCATCTGATGGTTTCATACCGACAATCTGTCTAATTTCGTTAGAGGTCATGATCTCGTTTCTAGTAAACTTATCGGCTATTTCAGCAATGTCGTTAACAGGAACAAGTCTGAATGGATCTCTAAAGAAAGTAATTGTTTGTCTTTGTGATCGAGCTGTTTTCGTGAGGAACTTTCGTTTCATTTCATCGACTATTGCTGATACAATAGGTTCGACAGTACGATTATTATAATTCAGCATCGTCTTTTCATCGGCGGTACCATTGAGAACCTCTTGTGTAATTCCTAATTGGCTATACATCATTTCAGTGAGATACTCGATTTGTTTGAGAAGGTTGTTCTCTAACGAACGATTTAACTGGGTGACCTTTTCGGTTCCATCAGTATATGCAATACCATACTTAGAACCAGTCAGCTGCTCTTCGATCTCTTTTCGTCGTCGATTAGCCTGTTCTCGTCTAGCATCAGTTTTAACAACATATGGTAACTGTATAATCAAGTCTAATTTACCGGACGCCGTTTGTTCATCTGTCACATCCAATAAACTAAGCTTTCTTATCAATCTTTGCATAGTTGAGTTATGTTCATTGATAACTGCATATAACGGATTTTCTATAATAGCTACCTGACTTTTTGGCAAAAGAATATCTTCTTTATCACCAGTCTGATCGTTATATAATCGCACTCTCACATGAGCTGGATACCAATCAAGTATCTTTCCAGTTCTCATTGATAATATGTCATAAGAATTAGTAATCTTAGGATTAAGTGTTGTATCCACCGGAACAATTGCAACGCAACCTTCATCCAACATAGACATAACAACATCCTGAATAAACGCTCGACCTGTCTGATCTAGGTTTGCTTCGAGATCAAGACAATTATTTAACCCAGAATCTATGTCTTCAACATACCTTCTGTTTTCATCTAACCGACAATGCTTGATGTCGATACTAGCAACATCTAAAGCTATACGGTTAAAGACTGATGTAACAATAGATCTTTCATTCCCTCGAGAAAGTCTGGGTCTATCAGGTCTTATTGAATAACTAGATCCTGTTGGCGTATATGTTGGATCTCTGTTCATAAAAGCATTGTAGGCATGTTTAAGCCTTGAGCCAATATTGATTTCCATTTTGATTTTCTCCTTTATACTTAAACGGCAGAGAGCTACTCGCCGTCACCTCTCGGTTTTCACTCTATAGATTTGCCGCTTTTAAGCTATTCAAGTTCTATTCCTTCTACTTCAGCTCTAACCTGCAAGCAACGAATGTATTCGCTCATATATCGCTTCTGTTCAAGAAGCAATGCTTTTGTACATTTCGGAGTGAAATCGAGTGTTCCAGCGTCCCATTTAATGAGCATCTTATGTAATTTGTCATACCGAATCTTTGCCTGAAGATACTCGGCTTTGAATCTCTCTTTGTAATCTGAACTATTCATAAGTTCGACAGTTTCTTTTAATTCCATGATAATCCCCCTTTAGTGATTCATCTTGTATTGTGCTGCAACTTTAATTCCACTGTATGCTCCAATAAATACTGCTGTGTTTCTAAGAGCTTGTTTGTTAGCTTTTTTACGTGCTTCTTTCATGGACATATTATTATCTACAACATATTTGGCAGCTTTCTTTCGTGTCGCACTGTTATACAAAAGCTTTTCGCCAAAAGATGTCTTCTTATTTATCTCTTCGTAAGTTTTATTCAATGCATTTTTATGAGCTTGATTAGCTTCCCTAACGGCTTGATTCTCCTTACGAACCTGGTTCTCTACACGCCGCCACTGTGCTTTGTTTTCGCGACCATGGAATGCAGTATTCATTTTAGCCATACCGTTTAAAGCTGCTCCTCCTGCTTTAGTGCCCTGTACTTTTCTAAAAGCAGCAACCCCTACGTTTTTTCGGAGCCCCAACTGTTACTCCATTGCTTGCCTTGAATTTATCCCCAGATTGTCCGTAGTAGTTTTTACGCTTACCCCACTTCATACCTTTGACTCTGTGATGACTTAAATAATTGTCTTCCATCGATTTCCTCCTTTACTCAAATGCTTCTCTATTAATCTTGAACGATACAAAAGCATCCATCATAGCTGCCACTGCATCAATTTTCGCATCGTATCGCTTCTTTAATAATTTACGGTTGCCGTTTGTGTCTTCCATGACGATACAGTTACCCATGGTAAACGTCATGAGGTCTTCGTCAAACAAGAGCATCCTTTCTTCAGACAGTTTTTTCAGTTCACCTAAAGGAACAGATTCTGTCTTAGCTCCTTGGATGACTTTCACAATTCCGAATGGACCATTCTCTCGTTCCCATCGTTCTACAAACTCTCGAGCATTATATGGGTCGTATCCGAAGCATCGAACATCATATCCAACCTCTGCAATATGGTTATCAAGATCTTCATAGACCTGCATCATATCGAGAATGTTGCCATCCATAACAATTAAGCTTCCTTCTTTCATAAACTCTTCATATTTGAATCGCATAGCTGATGGAAGTTTGTTTAATGTCAACTCGGTTATATAGTTTCTTGTCTTTATGCCAAAAGACCCATTCGATAATGGAAACAGAAATACGAAGGAACAGAAATCATCACCCTGAGACATGTCGGCACCTAAAGCGCAAGGCAACTGCCAATATTCTCTTCGTCTATGTGGTAATGTTTCTTCATATGTAAAATAATAAGTGTAACCTTCCATAGGAATGCCAAAACGCTTTGCAAGAATATCGTTTCTTGTCGCGGGAGCCTGTTCAGCTCTTTCGACTGCATCCTGATAAGTTTCATAGGTTACTGTTTTATCAAGGTTAGGATTTGCTTTAAGCCACATGGCTGGATCGCTAACCTCATCAATGGAGTCAAGCTTATACCAGAAGATAGATGTATGGGGGGCATTGTACTCACCCTTGAGTATCTTCATTAACTCCATTTTGATTGTGTCGCCACTTCCGTTACGAACTGTACCTTCGGAAGAGATTGCCACTATAAGGTAGTCGTCGTTACTTCCTCCGCCCTGTTCTTTTGCAGCACCCTGTTCAAGAGCGCCGATAACATCTTCTCTGATGTCACCAGATAACCACTCATCGACAGTTGCAACTTTAACTCGAAGACCCTGAAGCTTATCAATTGACATAGGTCTAACTTCAAGTAAGGAACCAGTCAGAAAATTCTGAATTCCTTTCTTAGTCGAAGCCAACTTAACCCGGTTTGCTTTATTACCTGTTGTGTTCTGAAGAGACCCTTCTGTAAGAAACTTATACAACGGTCCTCTTGATCGTGTTATGGCTGTTCTTATCGGTGACATAACTTCTTCAGCCTGAGCCATTGTTGGGGCTGTAGTAACCTGATGGGTTGTTGCTGTATCGACATTCAAGAAATAGTTTTGAATACACGAAGCATACATTGACTTAGCAGCACCTCGAGCAACTATGAGATACTGTTTGTTAATCAATCTTTTCTTGATTGTTTTCTTAACATAATGTCCGCCATGACCATCTGGATTTGGTTCGTAAATACTTCTCTCAACGAAGTAATACCAACCGAAAATCTGTTCAGCCCATAGTTTAAATGAATCTAATAAATGAAGATCCTCACCGTTTGTTAGTGTAAGCTCGTTCTCGCAATAATTAATAAAACCCTGAATTGCTTGGTCATCATACCAAACCCCAGGGTTATTGATTAAAGCATCTATTCGATTCATCTCCATGGAAATTTCTTCGCATACCGGAATTTCTCCTCTTATTACGGCTTCACGAAACATGCCGTAATATTTTGGCGTGGCAGTGTTTGATAAAGCCATAATTGTTCTCCTTTAACTTAAATATCTCTCTGTTTTTCTTCGAACATAAGAATTACACTCAGACAAACTCTTAGTGCCGAATTTTGATACATAGCCTAATGTGTTAGCCGAAACTTCTTTAGCCATTCGTTCAGCATTGTATCGTCTATACAACCTGTCCACCACTTTTGGATTGGTTTCTGTTACCGACTGTAATCTAACTGAATCAGTATCAAACACAATCATAGGTCGTTTAGCATGATAACTTGAATATTCCTTATCGTTGTAATCAAGTAATGCATTATACCCCTTCTTCTTCAACTCTGAATAGAATCGATTCTGTGCTGCGATTTCCTGAGAATTATGGTTTGTTAGAGAAAGGTTTAATGCTTTATATATCGCTACTTTCTCTGACTTAGATAATGTACTCGGATCTTTGTTCAAAGCATTTTGAGCTTGCTTGAATAAAACCTGTTGTGTTGGACGTCGCATTTTTTCTTTTGAATCTTCTATTGATGCAACTACATTCTTTTTGAAATCTGGCTCTCTAAGAAGATTGGCTGTAATGTGTCCTGCATTCTCGTCAGACGGAATCTTAAGTTTCTTCGTCGCATCAATCTTAAGCTGGTAGACTTTCATGTTATCCGATTTACTACGAAGCTGTTTCGCAATAGCTAGATCAGCATCGCTACCTGAAGCATTTGCCTGTTTTTCAGTTCGCTTGGCCTCTGCGTTTGCTCTACTTGTAAGATTCTTACCAAATAAACCCATATACTCATCAATGTCATGCTTCTTATATGTAGCATAAAACGCAAAGTTTTCAAAGTCCTTAGATGTCTGAATTCTTGAGAAAGTCGTACCTTTCTTCAAATATGTATCAACGTACTGTCTTCCTGTGATCTGAGTTTTTGCAGTGTTTGTTAATTCACTGACTTTCATACTCATCAAGGAAGCTATACGTTCGGTATTATTCTGATTATTCTGATATCTCTTTTTGCCGGCCGGGGTATATGATCCATCAGCAAACTGATAGCGTCGAACGCCCCACTTCTGACCTTTTATTCCATGATGATATAGTTCCATAGGCATCTACCCCTTTAACTCTTTTATAGCTAAAGCGATACCCAATGCTGAACTTGTTAATGTGAGAGCAGTTCCTGCGTTATCAAGAATCCTACTAACATGTTCACGCCCTTTAGATTCGTTCTTTGGATTGAACATATCGTTATACTGTCGCTCAAGATAGGCACGATTAATCTGATCTCTCATTTCTTTATCAGTCATATGGCTCAGATCCATTTTCGGGGCTGGGTTATTTTTAATGCTTCTTTCATTAGCAGTCTTAAGCTGATTAACCATTGTGTTACTAGCATCTGTAAGACGCTTCGAACGCTCCATGTCTTCTTTAACATATCTATGAGCATCGACTTTTAGTGTGTCTCTACCTTTTTTGGTTTTCTTATACCGAACACCACTTGATTCGTCACGCTGATCGTAACCTTTTTCTCGAGCATCTCTGGCATATCGTTTCTGACCATGAGATGTTAACGATCCATCTTTGTTCTGGTATCTCCGGACGCCCCATTTCATACCGAGAACACCATGATGATAAAGTTCATTTTGATTCATCTTCGTTCACCTCCTGTGTGCTAGATTCTGCTGCTGCATTAATTCGCCATTCAAATTCGCTAATCATACGATTCATGCTTTCCATAACAACAGAACTAGACGGTGGATCAAAAAGTAATTTAACTTTAAGATGAATATAGGACTTTATCAGTTCGAGATTCTTTCCGTCAGGAATAAACTCATTCCATGTGTCTGACTTGTCTTTCACGATGAATCCTTCAGGCGGACCAACACCCAGCTGTGTAAGAACCATAAGAACCGAGTTTATATGGGTAACTATCTGATTATCGAAGTGTTCATAATCTTCAGTTATCCCAAGTAACAGTTTTATAGAAGTAAGTATACTTTCCACAGTTATGTCCTCCTTTCTTATTAGTCATGACGCCATGGACAAGTGTCATTTTTTGTCCTTATCGTTGGTTCACTAAGCAATATACTCTCATCGCTGTAATGAATAGCGTCATGCGTAAGCTTCATTGTTGTTATGAGATACTCTGGGTTCAAAAGGAAATCGCTTCTATTCATTAGATCCTCTTTTGTTATAGGATTCATATGATGAATTAAAACTCGTCCATGTATCTCACGACCTTCAATTCCAAGATCACAACCATTGTCTCGGAATATAACATGGTCTCTTATTGCAAGCCATTCTTTAGATTTATAGAATGCTTGATTTAACCAACGATCAAATCCAAAAGTATCCACGCCAACTTGTCCACCAAGTCGAAGATACTTATACCTTTCTTCAAAGGTTGGTAATTTTATCAACTCAGAATATGTCTTAATACTCATCCGGTTCACCTTGTCCTGCATAATCCCGCATCGCTCGGATTGCATCTTCATACAGACCTTTCATTTCTTCACCAGATTCGATAGCCTCGGTTTTAGCTCTAAGAAGTTCATTCTCTTTTTCGAGTTTCTCTCTTTCAAGTCGTTCTCGCTCAGTACCAAGCTTTAAGAAATGTGTTATCACCTGAGAAGAAGCGGTTCCATCTAAAAGCTGCTGCTCAGCACAGTCCATAGCAAGTGAAATCATCTGATTCTCTCTAGCTTCGGGTGTTATAGCTGGTCTCATCTTACGAGCACTACCAGTTTTCTTAACTTTAGCCATACTTACAACCTCCTCTCATTTAGTTATAGAATAGTTTATGTGGTCTTTAGAAGAGTTTACAGGATGAATGACCTACCTTTTGGAGGCGAAAGGAGATAAACCATATGACAAAAAGTAACCAGAAACTTACCAAACCAACAACTTAACCTGTAAAACCTGTAAACCCCTCTAAACACCACATAACACACCGGAGGAAAATATAAATTGTTTCTGGAAAATTCCCTCCGGAGAAAAAATGAGGACCGCGGCGATGCAGGGA